CGGCTATACGGACGCAGAGCAGCCGGGTTGCCAGTTGTGTTGAAGCGTCTAAAATGGAGTAGAATATCTTAATTATTTCTATGATTTTCTATGAAATTTACAACTATGGAGTGCGATGTTGAATACAAGACATCCCCTCCAGATGAGTGCGAATACGTATATCCGTGAGAATTAGAAGGGATATATTTATATTTAAGCATGATTAATATTATTTTAATATTATTCATGCTTTTATTTTTGTTTAAATCGTACTTTTGTATCAACATTAAAAACCAGATTGTTATGGATAAATTGATTTTAAACGATATCCAAGACCTGTGGAGGTGGAGGGAGAAGATAAACATTGATGACTTTAGAGAGGAGCCTATGGCTGAGGATATGCCACTCTATTTCCCATGCGCTGTTATCTGGCATGTTGATTATGGGGAGCATGATGCTGATAATTGTATATGTTATGGATTTGTTTATGTAGCAGAAATATTAGGGATATGAATATTAAAAAACAGATAATTCTTGACGATAAAGACTATGAGCGATTAGTGCACGATGCTAATCTCAGTAATGATGAGATAAAAAGCAAAATCGCCAGCGCTCTAACCACCGATATAGTGGTTAGTTTCGATTTCGATGTAAATAAAAAGGTTACGGGGAATATGAGGATCGAAAGCGCCGCCTATAATCTAGGATATAATGAATATGATAATATCGTAAGGGCTAGAGACAAGAATATTCACCATGCTGTTTATACAGCTATATATGATTATCTTGAGAAAATAAAGAGAGATAATAATGAGCTAAGCGCAAAAGATTGGATATTATTCACATCTATAATCTTATCTATTTTCGCAATGGGATTTGCAGGTGGATGGTTGGCATTTAATTGATTGAATTATGGGTAATTTAAAAGACATAAAACATGAATAAAAGAAAAATCAAAAAGAAACTCCATTTAAATAACAAAGGCATTGATGGGAAGATAGCTAATAATACGACATTTGATTTCGATTTCAATGTTGAAAAGAAGGAGAGCAATAAACTAAATACAGAAGATTGGGCGCTGTTATCACTTATGATTTTGTTTATTTTTGCGATGGGAGTTGTAAGTGGATGGTTGGCGTTTAATTGTTCAAATCATGGATAATTTAAAAGATATACAAAATATGACCAGTAAATTACTATTTTTCGATTTAGAGACAACCGGGGTTAAGTTCTGGAGAAACGGGATACACCAAATAGGAGGGATCGTGGATATCGACGGGCAGGAGGCTGAGAGGTTCGACATCCGCCTAGCCCCGAACCCTGCCGCCACGATAGAGCAGGAGGCGCTGGACGTGGCTGGCGTTACCTTGGAGCAAGTGCAGTCGTATCAGCCTATGGAAGAAGGGTATAGGCAGTTAGTTGGTATATTATCCAAATACGTGAATAAGTTCGACAAGAGGGATAAAATGTATTTAGTGGGGTATAACAACGCCGGATTCGATAACAGCTTCCTACGGGCTTTATTCCAGCAATGTGGGGATAAGTATTTCGGATCATGGTTCTATCCCAACTGTATGGATGTATATGTTATGATGACACCATTCCTGATGGGTGTAAGAAACGATATGGAGAACTTTAAGTTGATGACCGTAGCCAGAACTATGGGTATTGAGATAGACGAGAATAAGCTCCATGATGCTACTTACGATATTGAGCTGACTAGGGATATTTTCTATCGTATAATTGGCAAAATGGACATTAAGCTATGAGGGACATTTTAGAGGCGATGCATGATTATCCGGATGAGGCGCTTGGGTTATTCTTTTTTTTGATAGTGGTCTTCTGGCTATTGTCAGGCATATTCGAGAAAAAAGATAAAAATTAAGTCATGGACATATTAGAAGTGATACATAATTATCCAAAAGAAGAATCAAGTATAAGTTCATTTATAGCTTTGTTCTTGTTTTTGATAATTATATTGTTAGGTGTAACAGAAAAAGATGATGAATGATAAATTTGACGAGATACTGGATCTCCTGAGATCTCAAAATGAGATGATTAAGGATATTCACGATTATGTGAAAGAAGTTACCAGCGAGAAGTATATAGGGGAGTCTAGGATGACCAGCTTCTCTATTAACTTGGCCGCTGATATACTTACCGAAGCTATCAGTCCTAAGATAAAGGGGATGATGGTGGATTTATTAAGGAAACAGGGATGGAAAACCGAATGAGACATGGGAACATATGAGAAGAAGGTAAATCAGTTAAAAGATTTGATGATAAGGAAATACAAATCGGCTTACGACAAGTCAAAGGGAATAGATATAGATATAAGCTCGATAATGTATCTCCCAGTACCAAATGAATTTAATGATATGGATATTGAGAATATGTATGTTATTCTCGATAAGATTAAAGATATTATAGATAACAACAGGGATAAGCTCAAGAACCCGACTTGCGGCACTTGCGTACATCTGCATGATAATGAATGGGCGAAAAGATACGGGAAAGTATGTTGTTTTATTTGGCAGGTGTGTGACCATTATATAAACCCTAACAGAAAACATAATAGGAAACAAACAACATACGTAAGGCGTCCAAGCAACAAAGCTTGTCCTAATTATGAGTATGGTGATGATAATTTTGAAAACAGAAGAAGATGTATAAAAGAAAAGAATACCCGATAAAGAGCTATGTGCCGATGCGCACCAACAAAGATAGGACGTGTATCTGCTGTGGCGATACGATCCCGGCCGGCAGCAGCAGGATGATACCTAAGCATGCCAAAGCAAATCACGGTCTATGTTTCCCGTGCTTCAGGAAATGGAAAGATACCGGAGGAGATCTTAAGCTTATGGACAACCCCGGAGATGCGAAGAAATAGCATGTCATACATATGTCTAATATCCTGAAAGGGAATTGTGATATAATAAAAGGTCAAAAGCTTTACGTGGCTTTTAAAAAGGCGATAAACGGCGGAAAGAAGATCGTTATCAAATTTGACACTGATCAACCGATATCTATGTCAACAAGAGTCATGAATCCTTCATTCGGGAAGATCATGGACGAGTACGGCAAGGATATATTCCATAGGAAACTTAAACTAACAGATGTTCCAAAAGGAGTTAAAGATTTAATAGTTAACTATATAGAAAAATATCATAAATTATGAACTTCAAGACATTTATATACATGATCTTAACATTCAGAAGAATAGATCCTATACCTAAAAGCCTAGGATTTATGGTAAGTATGACATTATGGATGTCCATAGTATGTACAATATTTAATTTTACTGTATTGATAATAAAATTAATAAATGGATAAAAGAAGCAAATGAAAATATGGTTAAAGCTATATTTTATTTAAAAAGGGAAGAGTGCGGGAATGATTACAGACCTATATCATGGCCCATAAAATATCCTTACTGGTTATCTGGATAGACTGACGATGATTTCATCATAGTGGCTTATGCTGAAGACAAGAACCAGATAATGGAGCTATGGCCAGAAGCTTATAAATTTAGCTTCTGCGATAAGGTGGATGAAATTGAGTTTTCAAGTAGATTTAAAAAACCGGATTGGTATAACGAAACTGAATAATTAAAAAAACGAGATAAATGGACAGATCAAACAAAATAAAGAATTTAGTAAATCAGTATGTTGAAAGACATATAAGAGATAGACATCTAAATGATGATACAATAAAGGAAATAAAAATATCGTATGTTATGGTTATAAAAGATCTTATCACGATCATTGATGAATCAAGATCAATCGCCATAAATAACATTAATCAAATAACAGACATGGTATCATCGATTACAAACATCTCAAATATCAACAAATATATTTTAGAAACTGGTATAGCTCTAGGCGTTAATGGTATTACAACTAGCATATGTAGATCATTGTCATCGGATAAGAATAATGATGTAATAGATGTTATAAAAGAAATTCTAAATAACATAGAGTATGAAAATGATTGGAGGCATGATAAAGGCATATGATGGGAGTATGAATGATGCTTGTAGGATATTCGATGATCTATCAGGTAAGATTAGATTCATATTCGCAGATCCTCCTTATATGATAACACAAGCTAGATATGATAAGAATAAGTTTAGCTACGACAAAATGTGGGAAATAATCCAAAAGATGTTAGCTCCGGACGGGGTGGTAGCCGTCACCTGTTCCCTCACGGCGGCGGTCGAGATCATGGGGGCCGCCCCAGCGGGATGGTACCGGTACGACCTTGTTTGGCATAAAACGACCCCTACCGGTTTCCTTAACGCCAAGAAAGCTCCGTTAAGAAACCATGAACTGGTACTTATCTTCTCGCCTATGCCACTTGGGAAGCATACATATAATCCCCAAAAGACTTATGGCCATGTCAGGAAAGTATCCAAGGCCTCCAGTAAAGCGGGATGCAAGAAAACGGAATTATACGGCAAGGCCGGTCTCACTACATACGATAGCACGGAGAGATACCCGCTATCGGTCATGACGTTCAAGACAGACAGGCAAAAATCAGCCATCCATCCCAACCAGAAGCCGGTGGAGTTATTAAGATACCTGATACGGACATACACGAATCCTGGAGATACGGTGATGGACCCGGTAGCCGGGAGCGGAACGACAGGGGTAGCGGCTTACGAGGAGGGGAGGGACTGTCTGCTTGTGGAGATAGACCGTCAATTCTTTGATGAGATGATAAACAGATTTAATAACAATAACATTAAAATAGATAGAATATGAATAAGATTGAAGAATTAGAAGCCCAGTTAATGGCGGAAAGAATAAGAATACAGATTGATATGAAGGAAAAATATAAATGGGTTATTGGGAAATATGTTAAACATGACGATTCTTTTATAATAAGAATAGATGATATATGTCATATCCATACATCTTGTATGAATGGCTATGCAGATAATTTAGAACCAGATGATTCTATTTACATAAATGGTACTGTAGCTAATTGCGATGTCAAGAATAATCACTATTCTTTATCAAAAGGTGAAAACATCCAAGTACAGGCAAAAGATATAATAGATATACCTGATGGGGAATTTGAGAATCTGGTAGAACGGTTGTTCAGTGAGGCAAAAAAGAACTTACTATGAGCCTGTTTGTATGCGCTAAATGCGGTTGTGTTGATAATACCGCCACGTCTAGTTACTGGATGTTGATAAACGAGTATATGGTGGACAAATTCGAGTATGCCAAGGAACTACAGCCGTACAAGGGCATGGGGCTGTGCAGCGAATGCGGGAGGCTGGCTACCAGCCCAGACGGACGTGATGTCGTGGTGCCCGGAAAATGGCACGGGAAGTTTCCGAAGGAGAAAGCTACCGAAGAGCAGTTAAAGAAAATAGGATATAAAAATTTGATAAGATGAATAAGACGAATAAGGTAAGAAAGGGAGAAGTTAGAATATACGAAGGAAAGACATACGTGGCTATTCCGGAGATAAAAGAAGATCATTGTACAGGATGTTGTTTTTATAACGAGGGATGTTGTTCAATACGTGACTTTGATCATATCGATTTCCCTGATTGCCATAATAGCGGTATGATCTGGATGCAAAAAGAAATTAATATAAGCGATATCAAAGAAAAGGCTATCAAATTAGCCATAGATGCCATGAAGCCCATACCGATATGCTCATCACCATGCTACAGTATAAGTGATAACAGATCGCCGGAGGAAAAGCATGAGGAGGAGATGAGGTTTTGTAAGGATCTTAACGACCTTAGATGTGAGATGCTTATTGATATGGCTAAGAAAATAGAAGAGTATTTATTATAAGATATATAATATGAAGAAAATAATAGGGATAGATTTCGATGGGACATGCGTGACAGACTTATACCCTTATGTAGGAGACAATATCGGGGCTGCTAGCGTATTGAGGAAATTAGCTGATAGGAATCTACTGATATTGTATACAGTGAGAGATGGTAGATATCTACAGGATGCGGTGGATTGGTTCAAATATAACCATATTAATCTATACTCAGTAAATTATAATCCTGAACCAGTATCATCATCACCAAAATTGTATTGTGATTATTATATAGATGACAGGAATATCGGCACTCCGCTCACGGATAAAGGATATGTTGATTGGAATAAGATGTTGGTGTTATTAAGGCAAAAGAACTTATTATGAAGATAATAAAAATGAATATCAAAAGATATAAGGAGATTATAAGAAAAAAGGATATACTAACACGAGCCTTATCAGAGGCTCGTAAATTAAACAAATCAATAATATGGGAGTAAAATATTTTACTGATGCGGGGATCGAATGCACCCCGGAAGAATGTAAGCTGATTGAATCATTAAATAGATTAGCGAAGAAATGGGAGAAGGACGGCAAACGTCTTTGGTTGTATTCCGCTAGTGGGGTTCTTACCGTCATGATGCATGGTGATAGGGAAGACAATCCTATACCTGAGATGCTTCCTAACGCAGGTACAAATCCAGATAATATTATAACTACAATCTCAGGAATAGGTAATGATGGAGGAGATTGGTAAACAAATTATAATTTATGAAAATAGGAGAACAGACAATAATATTTTTAGCCGTGAACAAGAATGGTGATGAGATTATTCTTGACAACACCCCCGCTCGACAAGGGGAGATATGGACGGATGAGAGATCGACGCATGACGAAGAGTATTTTTCCATCGAGGATCATAATTCGGCGATCGTACTCCCAAAAGGTACTATCCGTAGATTAACAGGTAGGGACTTGAAGTGGGAGGACGATCCTATATCTCTTAAATCTAAATCCGTCATCGATAAATTTCCTCATGCGGACATTGAATTTTATAAACAGAAGATAATAAACTTCGTAGAATGGATATAATGCCTCATTGTCTAAAACCTTAGTTTTATTAACTTTTAAAAATTACAAACATGAAAAAAGAAGAAAAGAAATTTGTAACAGAGTATCAAATCAATGGCAAAAAGTATGCCGGTGAAATATGGGCAACCTCATGGGAAGAAGCTGAATGTTTTATAAAACAAAGAGCTTCTACCGAAAAGGCTGTTGGGTTTATTCCTAAAGATTAATCATCTATACCACATCCAAAAAACAGATATTATGGCTACTAAAAAACAGATATTAGAATCAGATGAATTACTTCAACAAAAAAGAAGAGCTTATTATCTTTCAGATGAAGGATTCGAGGAATATAAAAAGTTCTTGTCAGATCCCGATCAAAAGAAATTCTGTTTCAAGGGATATTATTATGTAGAGGTGAAGGAGCAGGATGATAAAGAGCTATCAGGATTAATGGGACGAGTAGTATACGAATAAGGTAAGGTAATGTATAAGGGCTGATAACAAAAGAAGGATAGGATGATAATCGCCTATCCTTCTCTTACTTTAATCAAATATCTTGCCGCCAAAAGAGATAAAAGACTCTCTTGATTTAGGTATATTCCTGATATTATATAACGTTTTCTCAAATCCCTTCCTAGTCATATAAACCGTATTCCTGATCCCGGTATCCGTATTGTATCTGTAATGTGCGTAACCCTTCTTCATAACATTCTCTGTTAATATCCATTCTCTTTTATTCTTGTAAAAGAAACCTTGCTCTTGTAAAAACTCTCTTAACGATCTTTCCGCTATATCACATCCATGAGACTCAAGTTCTCTCCTAACATCACGAATCAACATATCATCACCTTTGTCATTGGCCATAATAGCTGTTTCAGCAAATCCTACTTTGGGAGCTTGTTCTTTGATAATATTGTCGGATATTCTCTTAGCCTCCTCTGCCGCTTTCTTAGCTTCAGCTAACGCCTGCTTTTCTTTCTCGGATACCAACAACTCCTCTAATGCTTCTATGTAATTATGTGGAAGATTCTTTTTTATGGATGCCTCCATTTCGTTAAAAGCATTCATGTACTCCAATTTAAATTTTATAGCTTTGCTACCAGTAAACCCCATGACAAGTATAGTAAATCCATCCCTATTCATTACATATCTTTTGGATTTTCTAAATCCACCATTAGGTTGAGGTATGTCATCATAGCATAAACAAAACATTTTATGTAAATCCATTTTTGGATTACATTCAGTATCAATAACATAGCTCTTTTCTAACAAATCATCTATAGATCTTATAACTTTGCTATGATCCTTCTCAAATTTAGCAGCTACTCTCAAGCTGTCTGTCAACACATCATTAGATTCATTAATAAAAACAAGATTATCCATAATATAAAAAAATAGGCTCAAAAGGAAATGCCGGATCTCACCTCGACAAATCCTAATGAGCCAAAAATATCTTACACATTGAATGACTTTGAAGTGAGATCCCGTCATTCATTGTTTCATGATGCGAATATAACCATAATATTTATGCTACAAACCGAAATAACAATAATTTATATTTATTTTGTATAATTTAATTTTGGCTATTTGAAGAATCCTAATAAATGCTTACATTTGCATTCATGAATAGAATATTTATTCCCATCCGTCCGAGATGGATAGATAGGAATACAAAAATAGCCAATCAAATTGTCTTAAACAATTGACTGGCTATTTTTTTGTCATACTATATCAGCTATCTTCCTCTATCAAAATACCAATTAGCGTCCTCCCCGGACTCATCCTTATTCCTACCACCTAGGAAGAATCCCATCGTCATGCCGTTGGTCATCAGCCAGTAGTCGAATGTCTGCTTAATATCCCTAGCCGTCTTGATATTATACCATTGCTTACCAAACGAGAACTTCATGAGCTGTCTCCACAACTTACTCTCGCCCTTGTACACACCGGTCTGGACAGTAGCGAACGGGTCCCAGTTCCGGGGATCGGTGAGATCGCCTAACTTCCGGGCCGTAACCAGCGGATCTTGCAGCATATCTATGGCGTTAAGCTCCATGAACGGGGATATCTGGGAAGCGATCTCATTGATCGTCCTGAACCCGATATAGGTAATGAACTGCCCGAACCAGCTATCCTCATTATCCTCCCTATATCCCATCAAGGCCCTTCCTATAGCCATCATCGTGGCGAATACCGCCATATTGATAATAGATCTCTTGATATTAACCTGCTCATAAGGTGTAAGCTTATCATATTCCTCCTTAAGCACGTCATACACCTCTCCCATACGACCCTCGGACATCGTATTATAGACATTCCCCGCCAATCGCCATAATGTCCTCATATATCCTTCCTCGAACTGGTTGGTCTGGAAATTAAACCCGGCTTTTTTGTATGCCCGTTGAACGGCAAGTATAAACCAGCCACGATGAGGGAGCACCATGTTAAGGATAGCGTTCCGGCTAGCCCCCACCCGGTTCTGCTCGTTCAGGGCGCCGTCGCATATCTGCACCATACTCCTGACCCTGCTGGACAATGTAGGTATGTATCGATCTATAATATCCTTATTAGCTTCGTTTTTAGCCACGATCTTCCCGTCCTTGACATTTACTAAGTTCCATATGGAATAATCCCTCAAACGCTCCCAATCACGTTTAGCCTCATTAGCGGACATATTCCTGTCCTTCATCATCATCTCCTTGAAATTAGAATATGACCAGAACTGACCCTCATACAGGCGGGTGTCATCCATTACCGAGATAATAACCTGCGGGTCCAAAGGAGAGTTCAAAACCTCCATCATCTTAAACGGAAGATCTCTAAACATAGTTCTCCAGATCTTGTTATACGCCGCCGATCCTACACGGTTACGAACGTTGAATACGCCTAAAGCCTCACCGACAACATATAACTTATTGGTACGATTTATGTCCCCGATCTCAGATACGTACGTGCTTAACTGCTTCTGGGCTTCTCCATAAGCGTATTTCATGGAGTCCTTGCTTATGTACTGTCCTACCATACCTTCCAAAAGGAAGTTGGCCTGCCCGGTAAGGGCACCGGTAGCCGCGACGAATGGGGAGAAGCCTAAGTTGAATTTGGATACGAATTTGGTAAACATAAGAGCCAGCTTATTAAGATCGACCTTATAATTACCTATATTCCATTCTGCCCGCTTATTGTTTATCCTAACGTCATAGATACTGGCGTTAACCCAGTCCTGAAACATCCTGTAGGCATGAGTGGCTTCTGGATTCTTTCCCCCATCATATTGTGTCTCAAGCATCATATTCCTATATCCCATAACATCATCCAAAGCAGCTCTCTTATACTTATAAGATGTAGCTTGAAGGGATAACATGGAATAGGAGTATGCGAAATCATGGGATACGTCATCGGAATTCTCTAGCTTACTCAGATAGTACTTGGGGATCATGCGATACTTGTTATCGTTCTCATCAAGCCCTCCTAGGTCTTGTCCTTGACCATGTATGGGATCATCGACCCTCTCGCCAACGATATCACGTACGGCGTTGCCGATGGCCGCCTTCGGGTCAACCCCGGCCTGCACCATCCTCTCCACTCCGCCCTTGGATATCTGTGGTATCTGGTAGATATTCCTGAAACGCTCATCATAATCCTCCATAGCCTTACGGCTTATGTCAAGCAACTCCTTCCTCATCTCCCACTTATCCTTATTGATCGTAGCTTCCTCCCCTTCGTTGGTAATACCGTATTTCTTGAAAAAAGCCTCGTTCTTGTACTTATCGAACCTAGGCGTATGATACCCATAACCCAGATCGGGATTATAATTAGGATTACGGAAAGAACTCTCGGCATCGGCCTCTTCTAGCCACTGGTTATTGATCGATAAGTCAATCATATTAATATCGAACCCGAAACGGGATACGCTCTCTTCCTTTGATATACCATTTTCCATGGCATCAAAGAACTCGGATACCTTATACGTACCGTTGTTTATCTTCCTAACAAAATCAGAATATCCTTTGGGAGAGTATTTCCTCATATAAGGATACAGCCGGGTTCTGGCGTACTCAACAAGGATTTCATTAACCTTACCCATAGCTATATCGTTAGCCAGCTTATTATTAAAGTCAGGCCCGTATTTCTTTCTCAAGAACGATGTCTCCATGAACGTCCATGACGGGTTCTTCCGGGACAGCTTGGTGGCCATCCTATCCACCTGACTCCGGGAGCGGGCGGACATATGCTCCTTGGCGAATTTAAGCTCATCCATGCCCTTGTCGTACGCCATGGCGTCCCTTAAAGCGTTACGGTAGGAATCAGTGACACCACTCTCCACCGTATCAGGCATATCCATCTCAATAGCCTCAGCGGAAGCGGCGGCATTAATAACGCTCTTAGCTTCTGCCAGACGATCATATAACTCGTTTATCTTCCTTAACGAGGCGGATCCACGTAACCTATCAAAATCATATTCCCCATATCTCGTGCTATCCCGGTACTGGATAAGTAAAGGTCTTAGCTGGTCATTGATCTCGTTTATTGTTGCCATCGCCTCCTCTACTGCCTCTATCCTTGACGATGAACTGGATTGCTCCGTGATCTTATCAACCAGATTCTCGTAATAATCACCCTCCTCGGATCCCCACATATCCTTGGAGAAGCCAAGATGACCACCGGCTAGCAGGAACTCGAATGCCGCCTTACCGCCCTCGGATCGCTCTATCCCGCGAAGTATCTCCTTGAATTCCGCAGAAGCCTTACGACCCTCGTTGGTATTCCCGAACTCCTCGGCCCACGCCTCGTCCCATGCCTTGATCTCCTCGGACATCATCAACGCCTCGGACCCCGCTTCCTTTGGTGTCCCGTCGGAATACCACTCGCTCTTAGCTATAGCCCTATCACGAAGGATATCCAGATAAGACCTCCAAGCTATAGGATCGGATCGGAACGCATCCCAATCCACCTTCCTGTTCTTGGTAAACTTATCCATAGCCACATACCTGCTCCTGCGGATACGTGTCATGAAATCGGATGTGGCTTGCGATACCCTACGACCCAGTCTTTCCTCGACCTTCTTATTAACTTTCTCGATCTTATCGTAATAAGCCTGCACCATAGGTTTCTCTTGGTTCTCATCCAACCACCTATTTATCGTATCCAGATACCGTTGCTGATCCTCGAACGTCATGTCCGAGATATCAAAATTCTGGATACTTGGCTTGAATATATGATATACTTCCTTTGTAATAGGTTTATCACCATCATACCCTACGATATCATCACGAGTCTTGACCTTAAGCCCCTTATCAGATAAAAGCATGTCGATAAGTTGCTTCTCGGTCTTACCCATAACATTCTTAAGATCATATATATCAATAATAGCTTTCGCCTGCTCTGTCCGATACAGTAAATCGTATTTGGCGAAATCACGGGACGAGTCAAGGTAATCAGAGTTCTTACCGTTTATCTTCTGTATAAGATCCTCATTATCCTTTATCCCCCATCCACGCTCTTTCATCATCTTGGTCATCTTATTGATATTAGCTACGCCCTCAACATGAGCATCGTTATAAGCCTTGGCAAGACGTTGCCCTAACATGCCTAAGATAGCGTTACCACTATGCTCCAGTGTGCCAAAGAACCGGGACATGACATTGATATCCTTATGGATGTTATTCACCAACTTCTTTATCCCATCCCAATACCTTTCCGGGATATTAAACATCCGAAGCTGTCCATCCAGCCAATCCTCGTTACGATCACTACGGAGGGCGTTTATATCAGACATAGATGTCTCAGCCATCCGCAATATATCATCCATATCCTCTACCATGCCAACCTTGTTGTTGCCATAATAATCCGCCGCCTGATTATTGACGAATCCACGAAGATTCCTAATTAACGGTACTATCTCCCCATATACGTTATCGATAACCTGTATCGTCTCATAATCCAATCCCTTGTCGCTCTTACGCAAGCTACTGGCAACCGTAACCAAATACTCCACCTCAGCCTTGGCGGTCGCTATGACACTCTTGGTGGATAACAGGTTGTTGTTTTTATTAAGCTCACCCCCGACTTGTCTCACCTTCTCTCCTATATCACGAAGAAGGGAGATACTCTCACCGATCCTCTGGCTTTGGCTTGATCTCATCCTCTGCAATCTGGTGTATAGCCTTTCCAATGACCTACCGTTCTTGATCAACTTATTAGCCACGTCAACGTCCGATAACGAGTACATGAGATGATCGCTATCCTTTAGCAGAAGCACGTCAAAGGCGCTTGGATCATCAGCTAACGCCGACTCCTTTATCCTGTCAAGTACCTTATTTAAATCCGATCTTTGGCTGGAGAAGAAATTACGTATAGCTCGTACCATCCTGCCAAACAAGGAGAGCTGGGCGTCCTCGGACGAGGTCAGATCCTCTACCGCCTGTTCCATGCCCGGCACGAACCGCTGGGCCAACGTCTTACCTAGGATCTCCCGCTTCACCATCCGATCCAGTTCCTCCCCTTGGTATTCCTTCCCATACACCTCATAGTAACGACCGGCGAATTGATTCCATAATGGCATGCCGACAACAGAGTCCAGAACCTCGTCAATCTCCTGTTGGTTACGGTAAGTATCGATCAAGAAATGAGCCACCTCCTCATTAAGATCCTCTACCGTAGCTCCCTCGGCCAAAGCGATAACCCCATTGGCCATATCGGACAATGCCCTAGCCGAAGGCTCGACACCATTACGCATCTTATACTTATCCATATACTCAGACATACCCATCACACGGATGCCTAACGTGGATAAGATATTGGTGATATCAGTCCTATTCTGGAGATCTTCCGCCTTCTCATTCTCGATAACCCCACGGACGTTACTCCCGTACAAAGCGTTATCCTCCATCATCAACGACAAGGCTAGCTCCATGAATCCATCATACTTATTATTAAGCTCCTCGAACTTACCTTGCCTTAACATACCCTTGATCTCCGGTCTGCTTACCGTAACCTTCTCCCCGGACGTAGTGATAAGATCAAGATCATTACTTACCTCCGTATCAAAACCTATAGAACCCAATACGTTCATCTCAGAGGATTGACTTCCAAACCTATTCCTGAGGCTGGATAAGGCATTCATAGCGTTATAGATCTTAAGACCATCAGAATTGCCGGCTCCAGTAAGATAATATCTATCCCCTAGTATTATACGTTCCCCACTCAACATACCTTTCTTGATAAGGTAATTAATAAACCCTCCACGAGTACTTATATCTGAGTTTGAGCTAATACCAAGGACCGGGATAAATGACTCACTGTTATTGAGGGTTATGGAGGAAGAGCCAAAGGAGATGTCAGCCGTACCGGACGGGACGTCGCTCTCCTCGACACTGCCGGCCAAGAACCCGGCTTCGACCCGCCCACCGGACGATCCTTTTATGGCGTTGGCGTAAGAGTCGTGTATCTTGCCGTCATCCGATCTAAAGAACAGGCGAGGCTCACCGGAATCATATACCAGTCTTGAAGATGGAGGAGTATAATTCTCAATATTATTTAACGGCAAGACATTACCAGAAAATATGATCTCACCATCTATATTTCCACCCTTCACCCTGATATTAGGCCGTTGCCCGGTAAAAGCGCTTTCCACGGCCTTCCATAACATACGGGCTGTTTCTTTAATATCTATATTCTCCCTGATAGCCCTTATATCATCCCATGACGCCTCTTTCAGTATCGTATCGCCAATATTATCCTCGTTTATGGAATCCAGATCCACCTCCTGTACCGTGGATGTATCTACCACAGCCATATCATTGACATCACCTACCTCTCCGGAGGTAAGATAAGCCACGACATTGTCGCTATTCCCGAGACTTCTGGCCAACGCTGGGGCATCCATGTCGCTTATGGCGGACAGGACCTTGGCTGACATAAGTTGCCCCCACTCGCTGGCGCTAAGTCTGGCGCTTATGGATCTGGCCGCCTCCTTATTCCTTGGCACGGATCTCGTCCAGTCTCCGAACTTGGATCTGAACTTATCGTTATAAATAGTCATATAAGCTTCAGCGGCCTTATCAAGATCACTTACGGCGGCTATACCCGCTATCTTATCGAACAAGGTGGATACCTCGCCGGAAGGAGTCAAGACACGGGCTATCTTACCTTCCTTATTCCTTTTAATTACGCAACTGCTCATAAATAAATGTTTTTCACAAAGATAAATAAAAAGCCTCCACGAATAAGCGTGTGCTGATATTCTTATATTCCTTATAGAATTTATTACTTAATCCGTATTCTTGCTATTGATGAACTCGCTAACACAATCACCAGCGAAGCCGGCTATATACGCTGCGTGTTCATCCTCTCCAACCTTAAAACCAAGAGACATATTGCAAAACTGACATACGCTCATTGCTATATGGAATGACTCGTGACATATATTTCTCATTATTAAATCATCGTCGCTCGAAAAATTCCAAAGTATGGCGAATTTATCGTCATCATCCCTATCCCTTACCAAATTTGCGAAAGACGCCTCCTTGTCCATATCATCCTCATCTCCCCATTTCCCCTCGTGTTCAGGCTCCATATTTTCGAAACGATCACACAATGTCTTATAATCCAACCCAACCGTGATAATCAACTTCAACGGATATATCACGAAATCAAACTCCATCTCTCTCATAATTTCTTTAATTTTTCTATAACCTCAAAACACATCTTACACTCAATCCTACGATACAACTGCCTTACGCCATCTATCGTAGTCCAATAACGAACACCCTCACGGTGTAGGAACTCGCTCATAACCTTAGTGTCAGCCACATCATGTAGGTCGTATGAGTCAAAACATAACTTACATATATCGTCAAGATCAAAATAAGTAACCTTATTATACGATATACAACTGATTTGTCTCCCATCAGAAACCTGAACATCGAAAACATTTAGCTCTTCCATTTTTTCAATCAATTACAATTTCCTCAATAATAGAAATAGGGACATTCACGCATACTCCTATGGTTTTCAACCCACATCCGTTACGCCTATTCTCCTGAATCTGCTCCTCTGATAAAGGAGTCTCGATACTACAATATTTTGTAGTATTTTCTTCACAATCATCCTCATCCTCCTTATAAGGTCTATAGAGAACGACATCTCCAGCCTTAGCAGCTAACATAACAATACCATGAACGTCTTTTTTGATCATGCCGATTTTACCTTCATAACCATGATTCTTGATCAGGTTAATGTGATTTCTTATATCCATATCTATAAAAATATGGGATACATATCCCATCACAGATACATACCCCATTATATAAATTAGCGATGAAAAGCATGGTGATGGACATGCGCCACAAATGTAATTACAAATTTTGTAAAAACAAAACCGAAAATCAGAATCCTACTGGTAATGATACAAATTCAGCAGGATCTTCTATAACTTGTATAGGACCACGGTATTGGATGCGAGAGCCGAAATTGTCAGCATACATACCGGATTTAGTATTATTACTAGCATCGAAGTAAGCTACGCCACCTGGTTCTGAACCGCTACTGAACATAGAATAAGATCGCGTAACAGTATACCAACCAGACCTTTCCACAATGTCCATGTCAAAGTAATCCTCAGTACGGTAATCTCCTTTTGCGTCTACAGGAATCATATCTCCATACTCTCCCCAGTATACTTTTCTTATACCTCCATGTCTAGCTAACATACCAACATCTACTGTACGATAACTAGTGGTAGGAACTGCATCTGGCTCAAATCCATCATAGATATAAAAAATAGGACCATTAGAATGTATTCCACTCATACATTCAATCTTGCATCCATAGAAATCTTCTATACCTAAGAAGCTAATTTGAGTAGAAGTCTTCCCATCATTATTACCTAGTAAAGATGTAGTACCAATAGTTCTAGTATATGAATCTTCTCCATATCCGAATTGACTCATTTCTTGAGGATTCCTATTAGCATATTTAGCGTAAAATAAATGAGCTATTTTGCAGTGATTTTCATAATCAATAATATCAAATCCACTTCCTAATGCTATAGCATAATTACGAAATACTTTAAAACCTAATCTTCCAGTAGATTGGCCTCCCTTCTTAGACCATAACTTGCCATCGATATTCACCGCTTCGGTTACTCCTACAAGACATCTTCTAAATAACCCCAAATTCCCCCATTCGGTAATAGAATCATCAGAATCATCATGAGCCAAGGTTATATTATGAACCAAATTACTGATATAATCAATATCACTCAAATCATACTCACCTCCATCATGACTGTATCTATAACTAGGAATATCAGTCATCCACTGCCCCATGCTACCATCAAGCAAGGCTGGCGTCACGCCATCATGGAACAACTCGGAGTTATTCTCATCAAGATAACATATAGCGACCCCAGTATCCGTTTTCTTCACCAGACACCTTCTCCCCTTGATCCACGAACTATCGCCACAAGAGTCTATTAACGGAATAGGGCTTACGTCATCTATTTTAAACTTGATCACATTTGGCGTAACCTCAATACACTCGCACGGAGCGTCGCTCTTCAATACCCCATACACCCGGTTATCGCTGGTTAACCACCGTTTGCCGTCACTCGTGATATAAGCTTGCCTACATCCCTCCTGATTCACCGTAAGCGTCTTCTTAACGCCTTTAGGGGTTGTTATCTCCAACTCAAGGGTTCGATCTATACCTTTGTTCATCACCGAGCCAAAAGAAACAGGGGCGTTACCGGTCCCGGATCCCGGGCTGACGGTCAAGGGCTGGTTCGTTACCTCGCCTACCCCGTCCTTCCAATTCACATTCAAATCATTAGCCATATCTATATCATTTTTGTTCTATTGCAAAGATAGCAAAACAAATAAACCCCAACCGGCTTTAGTCGATCGGGGTCTGAGTAAGCGAAAAGAAACTGATTATCGTCCCATCATTCTCAATACAGTCCTAGCCGCTGCTTGCGCCCAAGTCCAGCTGTCATTAGATGTTACGTTAACCGTCTGTTGAGTACCATTTACATCCAAGTTAATAGTCTCCTTGTCAAGCTCGATAGTAGAGTCTCCAGCGGCTTGCGTTACCGTCACGTTGGCTGTCTGGCCACCAGCGGCAGTTACCTTCAATGTAGCTGTCAGTTCCTCGATCGTGACGTTGGCAGGTACGTCCGAGATCGTGATGCTCCAAACGAACTCGCCAGCGGCTCCGGGATCGTCGGCGATAACCGCTCCGTTAGCCGTAGTCTTTCCAGCCGCCGTGTAGTTATCCGGGAGTTGTAACGTAAGCCCGTTCTCCTCAGCCGGCGTGACCGCGAACGTAAGCTTAGTACTGTTAGACTTACCGGTGATGGTAACATTACCACCTGTCTTTTGTACGGAAGCGTTAGGGCTGTCTGATCTTACCACCTCAGCAGCCGCTGCCTGATTAACTACCAACGCCTTCTTAGCCCCGCCGTTCGTGGTGACCGTAAGGTTGATAGTGCGTTGAAGACGACCGGTGTGTTTATCACCGGAGAAATTAACCGCCTGATCTCCTGATCCTGATACCGGGTCGACGGTTACGAAACCAAATTTTTGTGATGCCATATTCAAATGATTTAAAAAATGTCTTTTTATTATGCCAAAAATAATCTATATTTAATTACACGTCAAATATAGGGGGGGGGTAGATACGACTAGCCCTGTACAACCTCAACATACAACCCTACTAAGTCCTTTAAATTATGACTAAGAGGAGTTCCACTATCCCTTGTGCATTTATACACGTCAGCGTTCTGAATGTAATATTTATCCTTAAATATCTCCATAGGAGGGAAATAAGGGATAGGATCACCTATAGTCCCGACATGCTCCTTGTCAACAACCTTATATAAGGAGGCCGTACTGAGTCCAGGCTCCCATTCCGCTGATAACGTATGAGGCTGGATAACCTCGTAAAGGATATCCGTATCCTCCTTAACTACCCTAAGACAAAATCCGGTATCCACGGATAGCCCGAACTCCGCTCCTTCTTGTCCCCATATAGGAAATAGGACCTTAACATCCAATTTCTCGTTGGATGATAAGGATAAAGATTTGTCATTAACCAACATCCTAGAAAACTCGACAGCTACTTTTTGAGGATCGAGAGCATCCTTCTCCTTCGCCTGTTGCTGGATGTACGCCGTGGTAACACTTACCTTATCAGGATAGCCGGACTGAACATCGACAGCTCTCACCTGTTCTACGGTAGTGGCTATACTGATCTGCTTTTGCTTGTCCCCTAACGCCGTTGTCAGATCGTTATCGTACTTATCCATCATCCCGATCAAGATCTTGCCTTCCGTCATATCGAACTCCAGACCCATAATCGTTATCTTACCGACTATAGCCCCATCAGCCAAAGCGCTACGTCTGTCATATTCAGGAATATAAATATCTTGATCATCCAAGAAAAACTCATGGAGATTTTCAGTCTCATAAGATCTCAGCTCCTCATATTTAGCCGATTTCTCCTCGTTAAGAATCCTCGACTCATCTAGCCTAGCTTCAATGATCTCCTTAACCGTGGCTTTAGGATTAGCTTCCTTGAACGCCAATTGCTCCTCTCCCAGCTCTATCCATGGAATCGGATTGCCATTAATATAATCATCATAGCTATTACCCTTAGCGTAATTATCATCAAGAGGTTCGTCTAAAACCAACATATTGGGATATATTTCCCTGTTTATATATGTATATGCCATAATCTATTCTTTAATCTTGTTCTTTAACGGCGATGCTATACTTGCCTGAAGCGTAACACCAGATATTTATCTCGAAAGGCTTGTTAGCTGTAGTGGTTATAGAAGTACCACTCATGCTTACATAAGCTCCTGAATTTGGTATGGCTTGAGTAAAGGCCGCAGACGGGACACACCTGATCATCAGCTCCTCTCCTATCTGCATACCTGACGCCACGGATAGGGTGGTAGCCGCTGATAGCGTGGCCGTGATACTTCTCTTGGTGATAGGCAGGTTGGCTAATGTCGTGACCGTATTAACTCCTATAAGCCTGTTCACGGTCTTCTTATCGGCGGCCGCCATCAATCCATTAGTGGATTCGTTGGCCACGGCATATGTCGTGTTAGGAGGGGTAGCCCATGTACCATCTCCACGCATAAAATTAGAGGTGCTACCATTAAGCTGTCTCAATAAGCCGCTGGCGGAAGTGGAGGCCAACCCGTACGTGGTATTGGTAGGCACGACCCATGTTCCATCGCCACGAAGAAAAGACGTCTGTTTCCCCGCTGCGGGAGCCGGGACCAATCCCGCAGCACCAGCCGCTGAAGCCGTAGCTGCCTTCATATTGGCGTAAGTGGTATTAGTGTCTTTATAATAAGGGACACCACTGACAATAGGACAGGCGGTATATCCAGAAGCGCTGGTTACCGTACTCCCGTTCTTTACCAGACCTGTAGACCCGTTAGCTCCTACAACACCATACGTCGTATTAGTGTCTGTCCAAGGCACATTAACATACATCTTTCCTCTACTATCCAGCTCTACCGGATAATTCTTGCCATTCTCCGCATATCCGATCATTACCAGCCCAAGGGTCGATGTATTGGCCTTGGCGTATGTGGTATTAGTAGGGACAACCCACGTGCCATCACCACGTAAAAAAGAGGCTTGTTTACCCGCAGCTGGAGCGGGAACTAATCCGGATGTTCCTGCCGCCGATGACGTAGCTCCACCCATGTTATTATATGTGGCGTTTGGAGGTGTCTGCCACGTTCCATCGCCACGAAGATACTTACCTTGCGCTCCAGCGGCAGGAGCGGGAACCAAACCGGCCTTTCCCGCAGCCGAGGAGGTCGCCGCCCCCATATTGGAATATGTGGTGTTGGTGTCCGTCCACGGAACGTTCACGTACATCTTGCCGCTACCGTCAAGAACAACGGGATAGTTCTTGCCATTGGCAGAGTATCCGATCTTAACAAGACCCAGATTATCGCTCGTGGCTTGGGTGTAAGTCGTGTTATTGTCAGTCCAAGGGACATTCACATACATCTTACCATTAGCATCCAAGGATACGGCATAGTTCTTCCCACTAGAGGTATAACCGATCTTAACCAATCCTAAAGTGTCAGCCGTGGCCTGATTATAGGTCGTATTATTATCTGTCCATGGAACATTAACAAAAGCGTTACCAGAAGCGTCAACCTGTAACTTATAGTTCTTGCCAGAAGTCGTGTATCCTACCTTTACGCCACCTAAGGTGGAGGCCGCCGCCGTAGGTGGAGCGAAGGTGCTAGGTTTGCCGGTCACTCCAGACCATGGCACAGATGACGCCGAACTTGCCGTATAAGGCTCGTAACCGTCCTCGGCATTCAACTTACTATCATCCTTGACCAAATACATCTTATTCGTGGCCGTTACCTTAACCGTGTCCCCGACCTGAGCCGTGGCTGTAGTAAGTTTAAACCTTGCCGTATCATCAGCAACCACGACCATTCTCTCTAAGGCTGCTTTAGGCAACCTGTCTATATCAATGATACCGGACGTGATCTTAGAGGCGTCGAAGTTCGCCAATGTCGTGGAGATGGTAACATTACTTCCAAAGTCCGATGAGACACTACCGCTAACAGCCCCGGACAGCGCTATGGTCCTAGCTGCATATAATTTCGTGGCGGTAGGGGAGTTATCCGTCTTAAGAGCATATTTGGTAAGATCAATATCATTAGCCTTATCCAAAAGCTGCTCTATCTGCTTGCCATTGTATTTACCTTGAAAATCTTCCATATCATAATTATTTTTGCTCAAATATAGCTAGTTAATTATATACCATTTTACACCACCTATGTTTTAAAACATAAAGTAAAATATAGATAGTATTACTTTAATACGTGTCTTTGCCTCGTAAAACAATTTTATCATGCTGAGATCATACAAATATAGACTTAATCCCACCAAAAGCCAAATCCGGTTGATGGAAATGACTTTCGGCTGTTGCAGGTATGTCTATAACTGGGCTTTGCAAACAAGGATCGAAGCCTATCAGCGTGACAAAAAATCAATCTCTGCCGTTGATCTTTGCAAGATGTTGACTGAACTGAAGAAAGATAAGGCTTTTCTTTATGACGTATCTAATGAATGTCTCCAGCAGTCAATCCGGAACATGGATCAAGCCTTTGTCAGATTTTTCAGGGAAAAGAACGGCTTCCCTAAATTCAAGTCAAAGCACAGGAATAGGCAGTCATTCAAGAATATAAACTCTGTTCATGTTGATCTTGAAAACAGCAGGATTAAGCTACCGAAGCTAGGATGGGTAAGGTTTTACGCCAATCAGACTTTCAACGGCAAGATAGGAACTGTTACGGTATCCAAGACCCCAACAGGGAAGTACCTCGTGTCTATCCTCGTTGATAACGGCGCCGATCTACCATCCAAACCTGTTATCGATCCCGACAAGACCGTAGGAATCGATGTAGGAATAAAGGACTTCGCCGTCCTCTCGAACGGGGATGTGTACCGGAACCCGAAACATCTGGAGAACAGTACCGTCAGACTTAAGGTATTGCAGAGAAGGTTAGCTCGCAAGCAGAAGGGAAGCGCCAGACGTAACAAGGCGAGATTAGCCGTAGCATCCATACATGAACGGATCCATAACCAACGTCAAGATTACCTGCACAAGGTGTCCTCTAAGATAGTACGTGAGAACCAAACTATTGTCATTGAGGATCTTAATATCAGCGGGATGATGAAAAACCATCGCCTAGCCAATAGCATCGCTAGCGTGTCGTGGAGCGAGTTCTTCAGGATGCTGCAATACAAGTCGGACTGGTACGGACGGAACCTGATTCGGATCGGGAGGTTCGATCCCAGTTCAAGGATGTGCGAATGCGGGTACATACATCGAGATCTTAGGTTGTCGGACCGTGAATGGGTTTGTCCTGAGTGTGGCGCCGTAAATGACCGGGATCTACTTGCCGCTAGGAATATAAAGAAATTTGGCCTAGAGAAAACTAATCTCATAGGCCAAACAAAAGATATCTCACCGGTGGTGAACCGGGTAGGGGACGTGGAGCCGTCAACATTAGTTGGGGCTACGAAGCGTCAAGTTATATCGGTGCAAACTGGTATATAATCACCTATAGTTATATACATAAATACCAAGAAATCGAGGGGGGGGTAGATGCGGACAGGCATTAAAAACCACCATCCCCGTGCAGGAATCCACTACGGAATATAATAGCCTTGTCTTTCAGCTTCTGGACAGACCCCCATTCCCATTCACCCTCGCAAGGCTTAATGACATACTTATTTCCCCATGTCTTGAATTTCCTCTCTATAACGAACATCTCCGAGTCTTTCAAGACATGGAAGATACTCCCTACAGGGAAGTACTTATCCATCCTTAATATAACACGATGATGCTTATCGTCATATTCAGGGTCACCCACGATACGAGCCTTATAAAACTGAAAATCATTTAACGTCCGATCCACAGGTTCTATCCAATAATACCCCTTACCCATTGCTATTCACGTTTATTTATCTATATTTGCGGTGTAGTAGTAACTCATAATGTTTTAAGTGATTTTCAACCAAGGGGAAGGGTGTCCGTGAGGATATCCTTTTTTTCATTCCCGCCCGCCCTACCTATGAACAAAAAGACCTACTCCTGACAAATGTAACGATAATAAGATACTTGACAAAAAAAGAAACCCCATCGGTATTCTATCGCCGACAGGGTTCTCCAACGTTGTATCAAATCATATCATCTCACTCCATTTGATTGTGTCACCGACGAAGCACCGCACCGCCAGATACCTTTCCAGTAGTGGCTACTACCGGGATGCCTCCCCTGTCAAGACGAGAGGAGGCGAATGAACCGATCATATATCCTCTGAAATCAGCCATATTGTCCCCCTTTCTTATAATACGGCGTTAGTAGTGCCGCAAGCGCATCCACATTCGTTAGCCACCCTTACGGTAGGAGTATAGCAGCAACCCGGGTTCTGTACAACGTAGGCTGGAACCGGAGCCTTTGGAGCTAACTGGCTAACGATGTTCTGTGTCTGTTGTTGGGTGATGGCGGAAGTAGCCAAAGCCTGTTTCTCCTCACGAAGCTGTTGGATAGTATTCTGCATCTCACGCATCTCAAGTTGACAGAACTTGTCATTGATGATTTGAGTTTGAAGATCTATCTTAGCAGCCAACGCCTGAGTCTGGGCTTGGTTGGATTGAATAACGTTATTGAAGCCGTTAGTCAAGTTGTTCTGCAATACGTTCGTCTGACCGGTAATAGCCAACTGATTCTCATATCCCTGACGGGTGATAGCGTTCTGGATATTACATCCTACGGTGTCTAACGAATGTTGGATGTTGTTAAATCCACTAGCCATAGCGCTTTGTAAGTTGCAGCAACATGCGCTAATCTGGTTACCGATCTCACATCCTTGTTGCTGTACGGCGTTGATAACGGCCTGAGAAGTCATACCTACCTGACCAGCCACCTTATCAATAGCGCCTTGTACGTTACAGATAGCGTTTTGTAATTGAGAGGTAGAACAGTTAAGGGCGTTAGAGATCTGATCAATAGCGCTTCTGTTACCTTGGATAGCCTGCATCAATAGCTCACGGCCATAGTCGTTGTTCAATTGAGCCGGAAGACCGTTAGCGCAACAATCATTTCCATTACCACCAAAACCATTTCCGAAACCACGTCCGCCCCATAACCAGAATAGGACGATGATCCACAACCACCAGCCGTTAGCCCCTCCGAACTGGTCTTGGTTGTTACGACCGTTCATCAACGCAGCGACTAAATTCGGATCCATCTTATTACCACCCAAAAGGCTGGTAAACATACCCGGAATCATAGATAATAAACCGTTAGCGGCACTACCGCTCCCAGAACCCATGCCGTCTAGCAGCACGATTTTGTCTCCACTTGTACCCATGTCTATTTATTTTTGAATTAATAATAACCCCACCTGATGGCGGGCGTTACAAAGTCCAAAAATTAATAATCCTAAGATCGTGATATATGTCATCATCAAGGCACGTCATGTCATGCAGTTGGTATTAATAAGAACCGGTACAAGACAAAAATCCGGGACGTATCACTACGGCCCGGATTCATGCAAATCTATAAATTCAATGTTTCAATGCTCGAAAGAAAACGTCTCACGACGCCAAAGAGAGATTAACCACACGAAAAATCTCGCATTAATTTATTTGTATTAGCAGTGTATTCATTAATTATCTTACTGGATGAGGGATTATCCTCTACCCTTGATAGACGGTTATCGTCACTCCTTACCGTAACGTCACCTATCTTTCGTGCCATACTGTCCTGATATGATGATGGATCGGAGTATATAAGATCATCGACGAACCTGTATATTGATCCATCAACCGTCTCTCCTACCTTCTCATATAGGCCAGATTGGAAAGACACGAAATCGTCGTACCTCCCACGAGCCAAGAACGAACCGTCCGGTCTCGCCTCGACACCGCCGTTGACCTCCCGGAGCAGACCCGGATTCCTTTGGTATAGATATCGATAAAAACCGACATCCATCATCCTGTCCTGTCTATCCAGATAGAAAAGATCCCTCATGCTGCTGTCGCTGGACTCGATAGCCACATCAAACAAGAGATCTCTTACTTGACCATCCGGCAACGACATCTCCATGTTTTTTAACGTACCTCTGTCATGGTGGTTCAAAGATACGTTATAAAATCCATTAAAATCAAGGAAACGCAAGACATTATTATATAAATCCGATTTTTTTAACCTTTCCTTGATCTGGATCTTCCTCAACGAGGTACAGGATTTGATAAAATCCCGATCCCTCCCCTGTCTAGCCTCGTATCTCCTGAACTCCCGATCAATATCGACATCATCCACCTTAGAGATAACGGGATGTTGATATATCAATCTGGCAAGGATCATACTCTCCGTATTGGAGGATGAGATGTTATCCATAACCAACTTCTTGATATTATCCTTGACCACACCAATATCAGATCGAGAAGCCCCTTGGGGAACCACGCCTGTCGGTAAGTACGAGGGCTGGGCTATCCCGATATCAGCCAGCACCTCATAGGCCTGATCGGCGTCGGTTATCGGGGTCGTGTTATGGTATGTATTTCTACCTACATACAACATGTTCCTGTCATACATATCGGAAGGAGATGTTTTCCCGGACCTTACATACACCATCCTATCCCCGGTAAAGTAAGTATCCTGAACCTCATATATCGGATTCCCTTTCCCTGTTATCCTATCAAGATCGGAAATAAAGTCATCATATACCGGATCACCATTCTGTATAGAAGATAACATGACATCCAACGATGCCATAAGGTCACGGATATCCTCCGGCCTAGATATAACCATCTCATCGCTAATCGCCTCGCTTATATCAACGCCCATATCGGAAAGATCCATGGCTATGTCATATAGACGTCCGGTAACGTCCTTGATGTCCTTAAAATCGTCCATATCGATTATCTCACCAACCTTACCCCTTAGGGCTTTCATGTCCTTAGGCGTACTGATATACGGTATGGTGCTATTGGAGTATGAGTCGGTAATCGTATTCCCTTCCTGATCCCTAACCTCCATACGGGTCATATTACGATACGTGTCATACATCCGATCGGCGTAATCCTGATCCTCCTGATACCGGAGCGCCAAAGAAGGGTAGGGGATGGAGGCGAAAGCCTGATCGAACTCCCGGCGGTCGCTGATACCGCCTACCGCCCTCATGATCGTATCCCTTACCTCTATTGGATTCAAGACCCTTCTCTTCCCTAACGAGTCATATGTATCCTCATATATCATATAATCATCACCAAGACCTGACTCGGAAGATAGGAAATACATATCCTTCTCATTAAGATCCCCGTCAGACATAAAATCGACAATCCTCCTCATCATATCCCTTACCCGATCATACGCCGATCGGTTGGTCATGATATTATCAATCTCATCGGCGTCATACATCCCGGACCTATCAAGATTGTATCTATTGAGGAATATATCACCGCCGGAGAGGAAATTGGATATGATCATATCATTAAGATCATTGATATTATCAACCCCCAAGGAAGTAAGGGTGTTATTGATATCCTTAACCTCATCGGCCATGAAATTACCGACGAAATAGTTCTTCCGCTTGATAAAGGACATGACATCATCATACCTAGGTTCCCCATTACTATCCAGATCATATTCTGATGGCATGGACATCCAATCGCCAAAGAAAGACACGAAGTCGGGGGAGTAGGCCGTACCCCAGACCGATAAGGCCTGCTTCTGGTCGCCAAGCACCTCCATCGCCCTTTGGTATAATCCGGATGGTTGGTTATTAGGGGCAAGGACATTATCTATCCCACCCTCCTTATTTTTTATAACATAACAAGATCTACCCATTACTAAATCGTTTTGACACAAAGATAGAAAATCCCGCCTACTCTCACGAGCGGACGGGACACCAAAATAACAACATAATAACAAACCTTATGTTTCTCCGAAAAGTGCAAATCTTTTTGCCGATCCTCACGAACAGGCAAAAACTCAATCCTAAATTATAAAAAATGGAGTTTATCGTTTAGCGAAAATATCTTTATCTGATCTACTCAGAACCCTGCCTTTCAATTCCAAGAACCTAGGCATCCATTCTTTAGATATCTTAGACACAATCCACTGAAATCCCTTAGGAGTCACATAGACAGTATTAGTGCCGTAGAGCTCGTCATCATTACGATATCTATAACGAGCATAACCGCTGTCTATCATCCTTTGGGAAAGCAACCACCTCTTACCGGTCTTAGCGAAGAACTTCTTATCCTCAAGCAATATTCGAAGATTCTTCTCCGCTATATCATATCCATGAGCCTCTAGCTTTTCCCGAACCTCTCTGATCAACATATCTGTCTCTTGGGCTATTTCGGCTGTCTTAGCAAACTCAACCATAGGAGCCTGTTCTTTAATGATATTATCGGATATCCTTTTGGCTTCCTCTGCCGCTTTCTTCGCCTCAGCTAACGCACGCTTCTCCTTTTCCGATTTAAGCAAAGCCTCTAATGCCTCTATATAATCAGATGGAAGTTCATTCTTCGATGGCATATTGTTAGATGGCATAGAATAGGAACCTGTTTTCCTAATAAAAGGGAGAACCTCCGATGTTACCCATCTTTTGAATTTCTTAGCAAACTCCTTCTTAGATGACATAATTAAAGTATACATACCAGACTCATTAATAATCTTTATCTGGCTAACATATTGATTGTGAATAGGGGTGGAATCGTAGGCCTCCCTATCTTCTGACAATCTCAGCATTTTACAATCCTCGTCATCTACCAACCTTCTTACAGCATCCCTAGGATCTGCATACCCTAAACATTTAGCTACATCATTACCGACAAACCATGGTTCATGTTTCTCATCCAACAATACTCTCACATCCCCAAAATCAGGATTCTCAAATAATTTTAAATTATCATCCATAATATAAAACAACGAGAGCCACCAGCGTCCGTTACCCCACTGATAGCTCTCATTTATCGCCTACGCCTAAGCGATATTAATATCTTCTTCTGGTCTAGCAACGGATAGACACCGCAAATATAAGACCTTATTTTGAAACTACAAACAAACAAGAGATATTTTTACAAAAAATGTAATCAGCCATATTCCTCTGTCATATATAAAGCGTAGCTATACCTATCCTCTATCATCTCCACCACCTTCTTGATATCAGATAAAGTTAGTTTCTTTATCTCCATATTCCTACTATCCATCCTGACAAAAGAGTTCTTGAACTCCTGCTCGGTTATGGCATCCAACCTAAATAGATTATATTTTATAAGTAACTGGGTTACGTCAAATATCAGGATATTAAGATCAATATCATCCTTCAACTCATCAAGAAGATCACGCATCATGACTTTGATAGCATCAGTATCAAGTTCCAGTTTATCGGCCTCATTCATCAACTTCTTGATAATACCATTGTGCTCGATTATGATGTTAGCGTTATCATCATCGGTAGGTAGAAGGATATCCATCGTACATTTTATACCAACCTTATCACTAAGTCTTTTATTGAACTCAGTCATATAATCAAAAGCCTGATCCCTGCTTAAGGCGTATGTATGATCAAGCAACTGCTTTTGTCTGACCTTGACAAAATAGTTACTGGTGTATAACATCATCAAGACCTTTACTCGCTGGATGCGTAGGTCTTGCATGATCTTCCGATGTAAAAAGGCATCTAATTGCATAATATAAAGAGTCCCCACCGGGGCCATCACACACCCGACAGGGACCAACTTTTAAATATCTTACTCGTCAGGTGATGGACTGACACCGCAAAGATAAGACGAATAAATTTACCTAGCAAGGATTTTCCGCCTCATTTTCTCCGGATACTACGTTGCCATCGGAAACCAAAGACTTGTCCTCGGCAGCCTTCGTAGGCGAAGCGGAACCCGATTGGGAGCTGGACGGGTTGACGAACGGGGTCTCCGTATCCTCGAAGAACGTCTCATCCCTCCTAATACTCATTCTGAACTTAGGTGCTATGAAAGGATCGTTGTTAAGATCAATATTAATCGTAACGTCATTCATCAAAATATCCTCCTTAGTCCTAGAATCACCTATCCATCCTCTTACGTCAGCGGTCATAGGCATCTGGTTAGCGGCTTTCCTGACAGCTTCAAGCCGGTTCTTGATAACATCCACTTCTCCCGCCAGCGGAATCATATATGTCTTATTATCCAACCCTGATCTGGCTATAGCGTTATTAAGATCCATTATATCATCAATACTTACGCCTCCGCCTAGACCCTCTATGATTCTGTCAGCCATCGATCCGATCATAGATGAAAATGATGATATATCCTGATTTTTCAATCTTACGGGGTACAGGTAATTTCTTCCATTTCCTGTCTTTATAGCTACAACCGGGATACGCAAATTTTTATAATTACCATACTTGTCCCTAACGATAGCCGTACAGAACGGGAATATGTTATACTTAATATTATCTCTCATCGTAACCTCCCCGTTCTCTATATATCCTACGCTCTCGACCTTACCAACCGTCTCATTGGTAAAGTCATTTTCGGATACCATCAACGTACCATTATCATCACTTATGCTAAAATTAGGTCTTCCCGGCAAAACACTGGTAACTGTGCCTACGAACGGTATATCAATCTCGCCAGCGACAGATCCTACATTATCCCTATACAACTCAAAGGCCATACTCCTTAAATCAGCGTTACTTCCTTTTGAGTCCGGGTCATTGGCTTTCAGTACCGAGACGAAATTGCCATCGCTATCCACGATCTTAATAACCATATTATCAACCAGCTCTCGGTAAGCCGACTTAGTCTCATCAGAATTAGGGTCAACGGCGTTAAGGCTATTGTATTTATCATACAATTCCTTGGTATATGGATCTGACATATCCATCTTAAACCTTACCATATCACCCTTGCGAAGGCTAGCCGCTGCTTCCTGATTCACCGACTCGTTGTTAGATCCAAACGTATCACCCGTATAATAAGGGATAATAGACCCATCCTGCCCCTTGCGATACACCATGAACCAATTGGAGGTCGATAAGGCGGTCTGCCGCCCCAGTATGACACCGGTAGCGTTCTCGAAAGCCTGAGCGTCATCCTCACTAATCATCCATCTTGAATGATTCTTGGACTCAATAACGCTGAACATGTTCGTCCCATCAGTAAAATCCATCACCATCTTATCATCCATAACATATTCACCGGGCGTGACGAGAGCCTTAAGCCCGGATCCCGCCATAAACCTGTCAAGCCTCATCCCTCCTACCTCATAATACATGACCCCACCGATCTCCCTCTTTTGAGCCATCAACACCACCGGATTCTGGGCGGCGTTGACCTCCGTCCTGCCGGTGGATGTCCCGGGTTCGCTCTCTGTGAGGACATCACCCATAGGTATAGACTTATCGTAATCCTTGACAACCATACTTCCATTATTATACAGCCTCATCCATTCCACGAATTGAAGAAGAGGATCATCAGAATAATTATTAATGATATCAATGGTCTCATTAAGTTTATCCTGATCAACTTCATTCCCGTTGTCAATATCATTCATAAGATCATTGTAAGTCTGTATAGCCCCCTTAACCTGATCCTGATCAAGACCATTAATATTCACATCTATGATATCATCAATATTATCCTTAATATTATCTGATACATTATCATTGATCTTTAATCTATCTATCATTGACTTAGCCCTATTTATCCTAGCTATAGGATTATCGCCAAATCCTTTTACAAGATTATTAATACGATCCTTATTGTTATCATATATCTGCTTTTCCCTAGGAGATAAAATATCCTCATTACCGTTCCAGATCTTTATGGCTATATCATTGGCTCTATCATCTGAAGGATTTATAATATCCTCATCATCAGGAACCCTCTCAACTATATTACTTTCATCAGCCTTAATATCATTCTCCATAGATCTGGCTATCATATGATTATATGTCTTGAACATAAATGCCTCATCCTCTCCTATAAGACCATCTTGGTAAGCCTTGTCTATGGCTTGATCATTAGCGTAAAGGGCGTTTGCTTCAGGATTATCAGTATTCCTGAAATCATACTTGCTATCATCCTCCTCATAAGTCTTACCCCATGCGTTCGACAATATCTTCATGAACCCGCGCTCCTGCGCCCGGATGAATCTTCTGTCACGCATACGACGAAGAGACTCGTTTATATTCTTATAAGCCACAAGATTATGACGATACTCGCTAAGCAACGCCATGGCCTCTTTATGATTATCGACCCCACGGGTAGACACGGCATTCTCAAAATCAACTATAGTCTCATAAGCCGCCATAAGATCTGAGACGCTAATCTTAGAATCATTATCATTTAAAGATAACTTAGATATATCCACATCTGAATTAATCAACGTGCTTAACTTTCTCTCCAAGGCAATTCTTTCTTCCGTCAATTTAAGAAGCCTATCATTCTCCTCAGCCAACTTAGTCTTATCAGACTCAATTGCTTCCTTCGATGCAACCTTTTGTTGAGTATTTAAGATATTCCTCTCCATCTTCCGTATATCATTCGTCAGCTTCCGGAGTTTTTCGAGAGCCTTGCTTGAATCAGGATTAAGATGAGAGTATATATCAAGGGCATCACCTATACCCGTCTTATATATCCTGTTTAACTGATTGGTGATATCATTCAAATTATCCTTAGCCTCAATACCGTTATATACCATATTGGAGATATAGGCGTTAAAAGACCTGTTCGGGATACCCTCAGTAAGTGAGTCGGCGAATCTGTTGGCCATGGTAAAATTATCCACCTTCTTATTAAACTCGTTGACAAGATCGGCTTTATACTCATTAACCTGCTCATCCGTCATATTCATATCGGACGCTATATCGCTATTAGGTATAGATTCGACTACCGTCCTGAAATTCTCCTTGGTATCATCCAACATCCCCATCTCCGAATCATAACGGAGACGATTGAATACGGCGTCACTAAAATCCTTATTTATGATCCTACCATCACTCTCGTACGATGTGTCTACACCAGATAATTGAGCGTTAAGAGCCATACTGCCACGAATAGCACGGACAGCGGCGGTGGTCAAGGCGCCGGCATTGGCGTTGTAGGCCTCCACCATCCCCTTGTTCCGGGACATGTCTTGGCTCCATTCCTTTATACCCCCAATAGTCTTTCCACCCATAATCGATCCGATAATCATACCGATACCGATCTCCTTCCATCCTTGGCTAGACCCGTACGTCTCCTTGAACCCATTCTTTATAGCCTCCATATAGCCTATATTCTGCCGGATAGCCATAGGATTGTATCTTGATTCTACCCAATCCTTGGAGGACTTACTAGCCACTCCCTGAAGACCTTCCTCATACAGACCCTCTGACACTGGGCGCTTGATGATATTGAACGTATTTCCGGCTACCTTCTGCCATTTCTTTGGTGTTATGGCTCTTAACGTACCGTTATCCATCCTCTCGGCACCTACGCCAAATATATTGCGTTTTATGAACTTATCCACACCAAGATCCATGCCGAACATATCGCCGAACATAGCTATATTGGATAATGACAATATGCCGACGTTGGCGGCAAATACGGCATTAGCGGCATTAGCATTGTCAGCTCTGAACTTCATAAGCTCCTCATATGGGACTTCCCTTCCATAAGCGTTACGGTAAGACTGCCTGAAATTCTCCTCAGCCTCCATCAGCATGCTTCTGGCCTCGACAGACGCCTCCCACGAGGTAGATGTGCCAAGGAAAGCGAGGGTGTCCAGTCCCTTGCCTATCCTCCGTCCCGTACGGGCGGCCCTAAGGTAGACACCGAACGCTTTCTTGGTATCCGAAGCCGCTTTGCCTATCCTAGCCAAAGCCACGCCCGCCCTAGCTCCCGTACGAGCTAAGTTCATCAATCCAGCGCCGGAATATACGGCTGACGATAACATGGCTCCAGCGGTAAAAGCAAGACCGGATAAAAAATCGTTAGACCAGAAATTAGCCGTAGTCATGCTTTGAAGGAAATTCATATCCCGCTCCTCACGATTGTAATAATGAGCAAGACCGTAATCCATCTTCTTGTCCTGATCATCCAACCATCTCGTGAAATCGTTATCAAAAACAGCGTTAAAATTACCTCTGGATACACCGGCGTAAATACCATAAAAAGGCTGAATAACACCACCTAATCCATACAAAGCGGCTTTACCTACAAATTTCCCCAAACCTCTCATCCATTTCTCAGTCCTACCTTGACTCCTAGATAAACGTGTGTCGTTATCTACACCGGGGATATAAGACTCGTATTTAGGTATCCAAGTACCGCTACTAAGTCGATACCTTGAATCCTCCAACGATATCTCCGGACCAGTAAGATTAAACCTGCCCTTATAGCTTTGGTCAGAAGCCATATATCCTAATGGGGACATATGTTTCATATCATCATAATAATTTGTCTTAACAGTATTCTTGATCCTCTCCGACAATGACGGTATCTGGGACTTTGATCTCTCGGAAGCGGAATACGGATCCAATACCGGAGGCAGGTCACGATCCGGTATATCATAGGGATCCGTACCAATAGCCTTTATATTATCTACGTTTATGGTAGGATATCTGTACTTCTCGGCAAGATCCTTTCCGTTAGAGGTATTATTATAGATTTCCATTGTTTCCATTATTTCCACTATTTCCGTTATTCCTGTTTCTTATCTCCTGATCAATCATATCAGCTATGGGCGAGATGAAGCTCTCGAAATCATCAGTAGTAGATCTTTCCTCGCTCCTCCAATACACCTCATTCTCCTTGCTAAGTATCTGTTGCCATGCCATGACCAAATAATACTGCGGGCAGAAGTCGATCTTCCTTGCTACCTCATCAGCATAGTTAACGCCATCCAGATCAATTGAATACAACGGGGTATTACCCTCTCTAGCCCCTCCTTTGCTATATATATCAACATTTATCCCAGAAAAACCATTATTATACTTATATCCGGAAGCCCTTAACTCGTACATAGAAGCGTTATCGAACAACACGTCAGTAGCGATCATCATCTGATTCTTCCTGATATTACCGTCATTTATATTCGTAAACATATCTATATAAGGCATTACCGTGTCCTTGGCCCCGCTAGCGTAAGCGAATGGAGCTACCAACAATGACTTAGCCATCTTCCCATAAGCGTTGTTGCTTGAGCTGGCGAAAGATATGGGTACGACACCGGAATCATAGGTCTCGGACGGGATGCTTACATCCTCTTTGTAGAAAGTAAGTCCATTCGCAGCCAGATCAGCCTCGCTTACCTCAACAACAGATCGACCATCACCTCCATTATTGCCAATGATCTGATAATTACCATCACCTATAGGGGATATGGTAAACGCTATCTTCGTATTGGCATTATCCTTATCCTTAGGAATAAAACCGCCACCACGGGTAAATAGGTCACTAACCTTTATATAATCTTTCTCTCCTTGACTTTTAGACGGATAATCACCGGAGAAGATATACTCACGCCCGGCATACTCATGACGATATTGTCTCAGGTAATCCTCGCCAGCACGTTTAGCGTCATCAGCGATCCTACCTAAATCCCCACGACTCCATTTATGTCTTAATAAATCATTCCTCTCTTTATGAGCCTCATCATATATAGCGGTAGCGACAGCGATCGCCCTGTTATCCCCGGCAAACCTATCTCTTATTTCCTCAATGTGCTTATTCTTACTAGCCCCAGATACGGCAAGAAACATTATAGATTCAATATCATCAAGCGAAAAAGACGTTCCCATTAAATCATTCACACGATCCAATAAGACACCTGATTGACCCAAATCCATTGATACATGAGGCATTTCTCCTTCAACACCGTAATTAATAGTATTTATATTATCATTTAACAAAGAGCTGTAAGCGGACAACTTACTCCAATCATTTAATGTTATATCGTTTATACCATTTATATCAAAAACCTTATCGCCATTGTTATTAATATCTCCAAGATTGAATGTGCCGAATCCATAACTAATATCTATACCTGACCCACTGTCCGATCTAGCTTCTCTCTGAATTATAGTATCAATACCATCCAAAACAGCATTGCTCGCCTTATTGAATCCATCATTGATCTTATTATACTTCCCTCTTTGGGTATTTAATCCAAGAAGCTTCAAATAACTATCCTGACCATTGTAATCAAGCAACTCGTTCCTTGACCCTCCATTGGCCTTGAAATAAGCCATGATAACCTGATCGTTATCCATATCCTTGACCACGTTACTATTCTCAGGATCAGACGCCCATGCGTCGATCTTCCTTCTAGCGTCATCTGATAATGACTTAACGAAATTACCCATGCCGGTAGTCACCGCCTTCTCGTTGGCTATGAACCCGTTCATGAACTCATCGCTTATGCTCACATCGTCAAGGTTTGCGCTCTTGGTAACCACGGTAGGCCCGGTCGTGTCATCACCTCCGCCACCTCCATTCTCCGACTTACCCGATTTGCTGGCTCTCATCAACGCTGCTTCCTCCATGGCTAGATTATGCCTTTTTGTCTCATTAAACTTAGCTCTCTCCATCATCCGCTGATTAGCCTTGAAATAATAATCATCAACACCCAACGTCTCGTATGAGTTATTATAAGACCATCTCAGCCCGACGCCACGAAGGAACTGCTGTCGTACCATGAACATGCCGGCTCGCTCCGGGCTGTAGTTGCTACCGATAACGCCCTCGGCCTCCTCCACGAAATCATTTCTCTGCTTGATAATATCCGCCAGCTCCGACTCCAACTTAGCCCTCTTGGCCTTGTCATTGCCAACGCCCTTTAGCTTGGCTCGTATGGATTCTTCCTTGACACTGAAATCATCAATATACCCTTTAAGGAAATCTGAGGTGCTTTGAACATTAAATAAGTCAGGATTCGTTCTAGCCATATATCTTCCCTCTAATTGCATCTGAGCCTTACCGTTCTCAGATATAGAAGCCATGGCTATATCCCTGACCTGAGCGTAACTCATCTCATCTATATACATCTCACGCATCTCGCCCGTCCTGTTGCCATTGGCATCAGTCACCGGTACATTGACTTTCTTCCCCTTGTTAAGGGAGATGAAATTCTTCATCTTCTCATCAATCTCAGCGTGGTAATCCGTATAAGGGGTATAATGTATAGGATTAAGACGTGTCCCTACCTGACCGTCATTCATCCAAGCCACGGCATCCGCAAAAGCCTCAGTCTCGTTTATAGGACTATACATCTTGGGATTGTTCAGCTTCATATCCTCCATCTTCTCGCTAAAAGCCCGGATCTCCCTAGTACCGGCAATAGCATTCAACACACGGGTATCCAGAGCTTCTCCAAGACGAGCCTGTATGCTTCTGGCTATACCGTCGGAAGCCAAATTAGATTTACGATACACGTTATTCACGTCCTGTATCAGCCCATTTAACCTATTCTGAAGATATTCCCTATCCTGAGGTTTTATAATGTCAGAATTGATAATATAATCAGCATACTCGTTTATAGCCTGCCGATTGGTATCTATCTTCTGCTGCATGTACCCCATCCCCTGCATCATGACATCCATGTTGTAGGGCGATACATACTTGCCGTAATTCCTTAATATACTATATTGTGAAGCCATCCTTTATCCTTTCTTGCCTTTAGTTACTTCCTGAGCAGGATATAATCTCCTATAACTCAATATATCTCCTTGAGGATCAGCGATTAATTGTCCATTGGGACCAATCTTTACATCCCCAAATATAGACCTTAATGTATTCATGGTCGTAGCCGTATTCCACTTCTGCTGGATCTCGTCATTTACGCTATCGAAATACCTAGCCCAGTTCTCGTCATTTATAGCCAATCCCTGCAATATACGTTGCTGGTAAGCTTGACGTTGGGCTATATTCTTATCATACGTATCAGCCCAAGTACGGGCGTTTACATTATCAGCCCAAGCCCTTTGAGCCACGTTCCCTTGTTCTACCTCATTAATGTATCTACCTATATTGGAACTCATGATAGCCTGTAAGTTGGATGATAAAGCCCCTCTCTGGGAATCCGGGACATTACCCATCTGATCCAATTGTGATTGGAAAGCACGATTGGTCTCAACCATATACTGATCAGCCGATCTCAACACCGGATCCACGGTAGGAGCGTAATGCCTTTCCAGACCTTCCGTTGTCACGGCTCCCGGGGTCATCCTAAATACCTCGGGGAAGTCAAGACCACCACCTACTATATTCCTGCCTCCATTGCCGCTGTTCGACTTACCGGCATTTGTGTTGGTCTTAGGGAGTGTATTGGGATCAATCAGCTCAGGCATATCCAGTTTAACATCAGGTTCCTCCACATCACCTATATCCATAGGACCGGGAGCCACCTTATGAGGATCAAGTATAAAATCAAGACCTTCCATTCCTTTCATGGATCTCAATGCCTGCATCTTAAGCATATCCTCCCCAAGTATCTTATTAACGACATCCTTGTTCTTGTCAGAGAATAGTTGGCTAAAATGAGTGATACCAGCATCATTAAGAGCCTTATGTTGTTCCTCTGTAACGACATCCAAACCGATCATAGGACGAGATGTGGTAAACAAGCCTAATTTATTATCTCTCATCCTATCATGATATGCGGCTTTCTTGTCTTCCGGGTAATTACCTTGACTATCCTCACCACCAAAGGAAACGAACGTCGTGTAATCCCGAAGCGCCTCGGCGTTGGCGATGATCGGGTTCTCTGCCGTAGCCAAGCCCATCCAGCTACTTGTCTGACCGTAGATAGCGTCTTGCAACGCCCTAGCCCTAGCGCCCTCTGAAGCTCCCATATAAGCGTCGTAAGCGACCGGATTGAATGTCTTATAATAATTCAACCTCTCATCCGTATTAATGCCTCCATAAGAGCCATCGGTCCCTTGACGCTGATAACCGAAATAGTTAGGGTCATTGTTGAACTTATTCTCGATCGGGCGGAAAGTTAATTTACGACCGAACAAAGACGTGCCTCCTATCTCCATCTTCTGACGAATACCAGCCACTTTCTTAAGCAACTCTTTCTTAGCCTCGACTATATCCTCCTCCGTAAGACCGTATTCTTTCATGGATCTGGATATGATGTTATCTATCTCACCACCCTTAGCGAAATACGTATCTTCATCCTTCTTCATCTTCCGGTCTTCCTGCTCCTTGTATATGACATTAGCGAAGTCCGTAAATCTTCCCTCTAAGCCATTAACGGTATCGTTGCTATCATTTATAGCCTTAGATAATACGGAGGCGTTCAAACGCCTTGTATTCTCGTCATCTATCTTATCATTCTTCTTCAGCTTCTCCAGTGCCTTCTTCTGATCATCGTAAGCCGATTTAAGACCGATCTTAGCCTTATACCTGTCCATTAACGTAGCATACGTATCCTTAGGCGTAGCCTTGATCCCATACGTATCCCTGATGTATTTGGCGAAATCCGGCTCTATGGTTGTGTCGTCGGTAATAACCTTCGTTCCCTGCTCCAAGGAAACGGGGGTTCCCCCATCGGCGTGCTTCTGCCCCATAGCCTCCATCGGCGCCTCCCCGGGCTGCGTCACGTACTCACCTTTCTCGATCTCCACATTGGCTTGATCTTCCATTGACTTAGGTAACGGATACAGATACTCACCGGTAAGACTACCGCTATCGAGCCTGTTATTAGGTCCTAGATAAACACCTCCTCCATCCTTATACTGCATCTGGGATTGCCTTCTTTGCCTAGCCTCACGCTCCTGAGCTAACCTGATATTGGTACGAGTACCTTTCTCTGACGCTATTCCAGAAACCACGTTACGAGCCAGCCCCATGATACCACTAATTCCTGATGCTATGGTAGTTATCGTATTAGCTGTTTTAGCTCCAGTGGATAAATCACCATACCCCTCGCTTCTCATACGTCCTATACCACGCCCCATCTGGGTAAACCTAGATCCTATATCATCAGCGCCATAATAAGGAATAGTGGTAAAGTCAAAGACATCCGTCTCACCCGAACCGGTCTTAGACTTATCAACATCATTAACGGTTATGTTATTAAGCGTAATACCATTGTCCTGATAATTCTCAGCTATACGTTGCAAACTGCCCTTGAAGCTAGCCGGAAACACATTATCCTGATCAAAAGCATTAGCGTATTTAGTCCTCAACTGATCTGGAGTATCCAAAGAATATATCCCTAGCGGATTGACCGACGCGGGTAATCCTTGGTTGGTATTTACCAAAGGTTCTATACCTAACCCTTGTATACCATCCATATTACCAAGCATATACGACCCAACTTCCCCGGCTTCTTGATATTTAGGTATCTTTCTCTTGATTATATACTTGCTCATATCAAATTAATTTCGTTCTGACACAAAGATAGTTTAAAAAAAATAGAGACTCATCATTTCACAACGATGAGTCTCTCAGCAAATGCTATTATTATGTACAGAATTAAATTCTTTTTATGAATAATGATCCTATAGCCTTAACCAAATCATAGAAACCGGCAGAACTGAGACCTACAGCCACTCCATATAATAGAGCCTCCCACCATTCACTCCCTATAAGCAATGGAGACACCTTTAGAAACCACGCTAATATACAAACCAGCATACCTATGACTACGGCGGATAGGACTTTAGCCCACTTATGGGTGTCAATATACGGCACTACCTTGGCTAACTGCGTAGCTGACATCGTGACGAAAGCCATGATGCCGGTGAAGGTAGTTAAATCAATAGTGATAGCCCCTTCTGATGGGATTACCTCTTGCGCCATCAAAGCGAACGGCGTCAATAACATAGCAAATAAAAATAACAATCTTTTCATATCTAAAACGTTTAATTACTTCGCAAATATAACACTAAACTGATTAGATATATAAATATTTATTGGAATATAGATATACGACAATATCCAGAGCCTATATGTCCCTTTCCTAAATCATATAATCCACCCAAAGGATTAGGCATTTTTTCTAATTCCCCTTTCACATCTGTCCATACGAACCCGTTCCCATCTATCATCTTAGTGTTAGTAAATACATATTTATCATATTTCACGCATCCCGGATGACCGGATATATACGAGGATCCTCCACCACCAGCTTGAATAGCGTTCGACGATATCCCGCCGCTTGGTCCTCCATAAAAGCCTCCTCCTCCACCAGAGGAATACGAAACGCCATCAAAACCACATCCTCCTCCCACTCCTAATAGACCTCCATTTCCGTTAGTTAAATTATTGCCGGAGTTAGATCCTCCCGCTACTTGGGATGCAGGAGTTCCCTTGGCATAGCCCCCCAGATACGCCTTCAACCCTCCCGCTGATCCTCCGTGCCCAATAAAATAATACTCACATCCTCCACCACCTCCACCGGCTACCATAATACGGGTCTTTAAAGAATCTACGTTTAGAGGATCGCTATTGTTGGACAACCTCAAATCCGTAGCTCCGCCTCCGGCTCCCTCATAGATATACCTTCCAGCGCTCTCATTAGTCATCGAATGTCCTTGACCTCCTCCATTATAATTATATTTTATAACATTGCTTGTCTGTTTTAATCCACCATTCCCACAATACACATAAATGATATCACCACCAACTAACTTGATAAATCCAGCCACATATCCACCATACCCAGGGTCATTAGATCTGGTAAACCTATCTTCGCTATCATTGTAACCATAATTACCTTGACCACCCCAGCACTCAACATAATAATACGCCGACTTTGGAGCTACAAATGTATGGTAATTATTACTATTATAAGTGTATGTATACAATACATCCAAGCTTTTGGGACCTGTCATTACACGTCTTCTCATAACATACCTCCCCTTAGATATTTTACTAACAATGCTATAACCATCCTCCTATCATCAGCCATAGCATCTACCCATCTATTCCCCCATCCTAAACTACTAGGGGGGGGGGGGTAAAACAAGTCCCCTTAAATAACACATCAAATAAAAACAACAACTTATTCATAACAAATTATTTATCATTAAAATACTAACTATTATTTCTACTCACACCTTTTATGTTAAGGCTTAACCCCGGTATCATATTAAGAACCAACTGCCTTTTTGCCTGTTCCCTACGCATACGCTCGGCCTCCGCTATCTGCGCCTCCGATTGAGGATCATTCTTAATATTATTGGCGATGTCCTCTATGACTTTCTTGTTAGCGCCGGATTGAGCTAGCATCTTATATAACAGGTCTTGGCCTTCCTTCTCCCACCAGCTATCCATGGGAGTGCGGGAAGCCAAAGAAGGATCGGCAGGGGCTACCGTCTCAGGTATAGGCTTCTGACCTCCGTCCCCCGTGCCCGAATCCCGCTGCCCGAACTCGTATTTCATTGGCTCGGTCTCCGGGACACCATACCTATTAGCGAATACATCAGCGAACTCAAATCTCTTCTCATTTCTTAAGGTCGATCCAAGAGGCCTACCGTATCCTTGATTCCATGCCACGGTAGCGTCCTTGTAGTTGACGGCGTTATCGAAATCGGATTTAGAATACATATAGTAATTATATACATTACCTTGAGCGTCCTTGTCAAAAAACTTTCCTTGATTGATGTAATTCCAACCTAACCCCGGGACCCTGCCTTGATACTCATCCACGAGATAATCCAACTGCTGTGTCAATGTCGGTTTCTTCCCATACCTGCGCTGTAGCTCCTTCTTCCTCGGCCCAAGCCATTGCTGGATGCCAAAATCACCGGCGGCTCCTAGGGCTTCGGTGTCCCCTCCGGACTCGGCGGCGATGTTCGACAGGATACCGATAGCTTGTATTTGTGGTATTCCCTTCTTATCGGTCAGATAATCCCATATCTCATCATACACGGCCATCCTATTATCCTCTGATCTGTTTGGATCAATAACATATTTACCAGACCCATAATCTCGCCCTGTATCAACCGCCCCTCCATCTTCCTTATTCTCTAACTTATTCTTAGACATAATAGCATTACGGATAAGAGCGTCTTTTCCGCTTTCCGGGAGAGGACTATAATCCTTAAACGAACCTCTCTCATCAAACTTATCACCTATAGCATCTAATACCTTAGTAGCTACGTTTGCAGGGAACTCCTGATCGTCACCATAAAAATCATACACATCATAGACACCTAGCCTTCCATCCGGACGCCTATAAATTGTAAAATTGCCAAGCCCTGACAATGATGTCAACTCCCCAGCGGCCTCAGGGTAAAAATCATATTCAGAAAAAATCGTAGGTTTCCCTGATCTTACCGAATTACGATTCTTCTCAAAGGTATCTACCCACTCTCTTGATTTTTTTAAGAACTCCAATTTACCATAAAGCTCATCTGATGCCGGTGTATCAGAGCCATATATTTCTTGCTCCGTATCATGTATTTTCTTATCTAACCTCTTTATCTCATCCTTAGTGTCACGATTAAACATCTTCTCGATGTCAGCAATGACATTATCAGGAATCCGTATTTCCTTATTGTTACCATCTAAATTATTGGGTTGAGATAAAAATCTCGCCCATAATTGATCACTATACTCATCAACGTTAGCCTTCCCATTTCTGCCATATATAAATTCATTAACCTTGTCAGGGAGGCTAGCATTTGAGGCCACCACATCAGGGGTGACATTCTCGTATAACCTTCTTCTTATGGCATTACCTAGGATATCTTTCAAATACGAAGCCTTATCAGATACATCTTGCCTTACATATAGTGGGTCATTACCAATAGATCCCCCATCGGCTTTCCGCTCAATTTTATCTCCCCATAGCCCATATTTCTCCCTAGGCCATATGCCGTCTATGGCATCCACATAACCAACGGGATGCTCCCCTTCCAGACGCCGGTTCCTCCGCTCGTCCGCAGGGTACAGGGCGTTGGCCAACGGCTGCGTGATATGACCCAACCCCTTATCCTTGGAACTCGACATAGCATCCACCACAGTCCGATATACAGGTCTTAATTTCTCAGGTAGATATAATCCCGCCTCATCAACCAGCTCACCTATCTTCTTATTTATACCCCTGAGGCTGAAATTATAATTACCCATACCGTTATTCAACGGGGACAACGTACCTCTTATCCCATTCATGCCTTTAACTGCGGCTCCTCCGCTAAGGATATCAAACTCCGGGGACACGTTTCTCAAAGGACTATCATCCATACCTCTGAAATACATAGGACGCTCGCCATTGACAACCCGGTTAAGATCCTCCTTATATAAATCCTTTATCCACGATGGGATTTCCTCCGGTTTATTCTTCTTAGACATATATTACGTTTTTCACAAAGATAACCATAATATCATAAGCCTAAAAACACGAAACGGGTACATAATAAATCATGTACCCGTTTATACGCTAATGCATGTGATAAGCAGCCAAGGCTCCTTTAGCTTTCTCCTTAGACTTGTACTTAGCCGGCCATAATTTACCGGTCTTGTTACTGACCACTCGCCAATCACTCCCTACTTTCTTGATACATCCTGATTTCGGGCATTTGCCCTTCTTTTTACTGCTAGTTTTCCCTGCTGCCATAACATCAAATATTTAAAGGTATATAATCACCTCAATAAACTTTCTCATCGCTGCTAAACCAACGTACTATCATCTTGAACCGGCTCTCAATGTCATTCACGAACCTAGCCAAGAACCAATCGCCACGAAGACGATCACGCCACCTCCGATGATAATCGACAGCCCTAGGATCGATCTTCCGGTCAATGTCATTCACATCCTTGATCCATACCGGGAGGTTATTAGTATCGTCTTTGACCTCGTTAAAATAGTCATTTATATTTATCTTCTGATCAACCTCCGTCACCAGTATCTCACGGCTATCGTCATTGGTTACAGGATACCTTAACCGCTGGCTCATATCGTTCTTGTCAGCGATAACCATCCGAAGCTCACCACTGTTGTTGGTATCGTTATAAAACCATGCTTTATTGAATCCGGTAGTCCTAAGAATTTGGTAATTAACCTCATCCTGATACCTTCTGGCATCCATCCTATATTGGTAGTTCGTGAGGATCTTATTCACATACTGCTCACGTACTGGTACCTCTATAACGAACGGATATAGCTTACCATAAAATACTTGATACGATTGGTTGGTCAAACCATGAGACCATAAACCTATCTCCTGACTTTCACTTGAGTAGTTCTTTCCAGACTGGAAATAATGCTGGTGCTCGATATAATAATCAGGGGTGTAGGATAAATATGATTTCCACTCACCCTTCAGGCAGTTATATCCAACGGTGAACGAGACGTCCGTGAAATGGCTGGCGTCCTGTAGCTCCACCGCCTGCCCGTTCCTGTAGAACCGGCCGCCACGGAATTGGTACTCGCTCGGATTCCCTACCGGTATATAATCTTTCTTGGTTATCAGAACCCTCTTGAACCGATTGTCCCAGCCCATGGATAGCCCTATACCAAAGAACTTGTTATCGATATCATAATAAGACAACTCAGCGTCCGTATCAGCGTTATATATCCGGCTACGGATGATCTTCATCTGAAGATGCTCCTTAAACCAGTTTCTAAGCCCCGGTGTGACCTCCGTAAGATTCCTGCCATTAGAATCTACCTTGAATACCTGACCACGCCTTAAATCGACCCAAAAATGCCCAAATTCACAACTGATCATATCCCGGCTCTGGGTCCCGGAATATCCTAACGTCGTGTTATTATACTCAATGCCACGAGAGGCGAAAAGCCCGCCTGTCCCTAGCTCACTATTCTCCGGGGATATTCTCTCCGCCAACACGTCTATAGCGTTGTACAACCCTACCTGATTCTCGAAGCGGGCTAATATCTGATCCGACTCTATCCCCTTCATGCTTATGAGTTTCCCAAATGAGGTCTTGAACTCATGGTAATCCATAGGCTTGTATGACAGCCAAGGATCGGTCATGCCGTTCTCCGACACGTCGGCGGTGCTCCATATGACGCCGTTGGGTCTTTGGTAAGCGCAGTCCCAAAAATTGCTATCATACGTCTCTGGTAATGACCTTCCGCCTAGCGTAAAACGATTCTTATACACAGGACTTATCTTAAACACATTATCCCTTGATATAGGGACATTACGCTCCTGAGTCCATGATATATAATCCCCTATCTCCGGATAAAATCCCTCATAAGGCTCAGGCCCGGCTATACGGAAATTGCAATTGATCTCAGACTCCACAAGAAACTGAGGTATGCCATAGAAGTATAGGAAGAAACGACCGCTAAGATACATATCTCCGGTCTTGCAAACCATCTCATAAGCGCTCTTCCGGCTAGGGAAAGAGTATAGCGATCCGGTATCCGTATCGGTCTTATTAAGATAATCTTCCCCGGTGTCGTAATTAACGAAATAACGGGGATACCCGATGTTCCGATAATCATAATAAGGGAATGGTATCATGTCCCCCTGACCGAACTGAGTCAAGTAAAACATAGGCATCTTCCTCTTAATCGAGAATCTTGATATAAATACATCACCTCCAAAAACAGGTTTACGCTTATTCTCATCCATCAACCCGCAACCGCCTAACGATACCCACCTGATATCCTCTATCTGCCCGTATTGAGCCGGAGAATATTTCTTTATCCTCATATAAGGACAGGATACGAAAGATTCACGTGTCATAAAATGAGGCGTCATACCAGCTACCTCATCATTACGAATATTACATTCATCCTGAATACGGCTGGTATCGTAACTTGATACCAATTCCGGATATTCAAGCATATACTTATCCATACCAAATGACATGAATAACGAGTGCTCACGATCGAGGTTGTTTATGATAATAGGCTTACCGCCTACGGTCTCCCCTTGCGAAGAGATATCTGTTACCGGATATAATCCGCTCTTGATATATTTAGCCGTTGACAATCCACGTAACTCTGACTCCCCTATTTTTTGGTAAAATAAATTATAATGAGCGACAGAAGTATAATAATAAGCATAGTTCCGTCTAGGTCCCCTATCTATCAATGCCGTTAACCACTGATACCTGTACTTGCCTATATCCACCACGGACTGGGTTGTGGCCTTGGCGATACCCGTAGCCAGACGGATAGCCGTCAGCGCTATGCCGACAGGGTTGGCTAAAAAGAACACGCCTCCACCGACATATTGCTGTGAAGCCGACTGATATGTATATTCAGCTATAGCGGATATTAAATTAGCCATAGCCTCCACCGTAGCCAATGATGTTGCCATACTGTAAGCCTTACTCCCTAATATCGTCCATTTAGGGTGATCCTCCACCTCCCTGAATATACCGGAGGATTTACCTAATTGATAACCATCAACAAGGCACTCGGTGGGAGCGTCAGGCTTGTTAAAGGCAATATCAGGGCTTAAGAATGAATACCAGATATTACCCCTCCTGTTAAACGGATGCGTTATAAATTTCTCACGATTAATATCCTTATAGATATACATATCATCAGACAAATCGTTGTAAGGGTAATTAGGATAAAGGTTAGCCGATCCGTCGGGATCATCGTACTTAAACATATCATAAGCCAGACCAGTTCCGATAACGCTCTTATCCAACGTCCTATCGCCCCTATACAACTCATATCCTATTATAGAATCTCTTCTAGCCTTATCTATAAGACCGTTCTCTACCGCTATATCCAGAAACTCATTAACGATATCGTCATCAAGCATCACCCCCATAGGATAAATATAGGAGTCAACTCCATATTGACCGGTCAGTTGAGACGGATTACCCATAAAAGGAGCGACAGAGTTATCCGGGAACTTGTAATGACGTATAGGTCTCTGACAAAACGTGGTTGACGTATTTGGGTACTCAGCGTTACCCCCATTACCGGTGAAATAAGACTTACCCCCAACTGATTTAGGAAACCCATAGTATTTCGTCAAAGAATCTATTATGTCCTTCCTCTTTGATCCTCCCGATGATATCCCGATCTTACTTGAATCATACAACTCAAAATTAGCCGGGTACTTATTGGTAGACTCCCAATATCCGAAATCACCATACTGATATGGTCTGGGAGCGCAGTCAGCGGGTTTATCCCCACATGAGATACATTTCGCCTCATAGGTAACGAATCTCCTTAATTTCAATTCTTTCGTGAAGAAGAACACGTATTTCACCTCCAGTGGCCGAATGCCAAAACAGAACGGGGCGGGGAAGATGGCGGTGCCGGCCGTATAGAATCCGGCAAGCTCCTTCATATCCTGCCTCATGGCGAAACCGGTGAAGAACACGCATACCGCAGGCTCGATGCAAACATATATCTTATGGAAAGTAGTCTTGTCATCATTCCAGAATAAGTACTTTGGCATCATAAATATCTTATGATCCACGTAATTCACTATAACACCTTTCTTGACATCATTAGCCAAAGGATTAGGAGCCACGGTACCTTCCTTGTCCGAGAAAAACGTTATACGAACCTTATTGTATGATGATGAGTCTCCGATCGGATAATTATAGTTACCCATCATCTCTATGTACATAATACCGTTATCAGGATCGGATAAACCGCTTACGTATTTCTCGTAATCCAACTCCACCCATCTGGCGTATGAGGATACATGTGGATAGAACTTGAAATAAGTCAAGTTGCTTCTACCAAACCAATTGGTCTTGGCGTCAATATCATTCTGCATAGACACACGACCTTCCCAGTCAGTAGTTATACCGGTATTAAACTTAGAATTATCACCATCGCCAAAAAGACACATGGCGTTCTCGATACCAAACTGACTCTCATATTGGGGGAAATAAGCCTCCATCGTATCCATTAACTGATCAAGCATCGTCTCCGTATGCTTATTTCCTTCCCATCCGGGATATTGATACAAATATGTGCACTTACCCAATGACCTACCCCCTTGGAATGTAGGAAGTTGAACATCGTTAATAGTAGGATTCACGTAAGGATCACCTACCGAACACCCATTAGTACATATACCCTCATCATATAACTGCCGGACATTAGACATATCCTGACACAAGACCAAAGCGGAGGAGTCTATATCAGACGGGAATTTATCCTCATCCTGACCATCCAGCCATTCCTGAACCAGATCTATGATATTCTTACCTCCACTGGAGTAATTATCGAAATCACACAATACAGAGAATTTCCTTTGTGACTCGGCGTTACTTTGTATTAAGGTGGTAGGCTCGGTCTCCGTATAATCACTAGCCAGCTTATACGTAAAATCAATCCTAGAATCCACCAAAGAGTTTTTATCCAATATAGTCCTGGTCTCTATCCTCTCAATATCATCACATCCACTAGGGAAATCGGGAGCCTTTATACCGTCTTGATCCTCCGGCAACGATATAGCAGCGCATAACTCGTCGGTAATACCTACATTAGATTCTATGATATCACACAGGTTCTCTATATTATCAGCGATATAATCAATAGCATCATCTACCGTAACATCTTCCCCCATCGTGTTGATAACAAATTGGGTCTCTCCTACCGTGGCATATTCCTGCTCTACATATCTGAGTTGCTTGACATCTAGCTGATTCTTGCATTCTCCTCCAAAATCATCAAATCCCCAAGACGGGTCGTTTATGATCTTTGCCGTATTCTTAAACTGCCAAAGATGACGGCGGCTGTTCCCCGCACACTGCGGGTTGTTCTCCAGCACCGACGCAGCCGACAGGTCGTCAGAGTTACCGCCCTCATCAACGATAACCTCCATCTCCTCCCTTGTGGCCGGACGAGGGATAAGCGGGAATCTAGCCGTCCTGTATCCTGTATTGGTAAAGAATCTTATACCCAACGGATATACCTCGTCACGCATGAAAGAGGCGTATTTAGAGCAAGCCACACCGTCTTTATACAAATTCTCCGTGGCTATCGATGTCTGCCATTTAACGAAATGACCCAAGAAGTTAACGACCGGTTGAAGATTCCATTCGTTCTCCACGGTCAAGCCGTATTGAAGAAGACGATTCCCGACAGACGTCATGCCTCTGGCTGTCTTATATACCGGTATTTCCTTGGATAACTTCTCCATGGTCGTACGCTCGCTATACTGATCCGTAAGGTAATAGATGGTCCTTTCCGTTATCGGATGTATACCTTCTATGAAATACTCAAGAACCGGGCTTTGCTCACCATTAAACCCAACCGTGTTCTGTATAACACCTATCTTATAATGAGATACCTGCTTATCTATATTAGACACGGTAAGGCGGATACCCATGTTGGTTGACTTACCCCATAAACCATCACGGATAACCATATCTTGGCGATCGAATAACATGATTGGGTTGGTCAATGAGCAATATCCGGTCTTCTCTATCCCGAACTCATCGCACAACGCCACGCAGAACTGGTAGGTCCCGGCACGCAAGCTCCCCCCGAACTCCACGACCTCGGGCTCCACGCACGGGGCCGTCAGCAACGGGAACACCAGCAGCTTCTCGCAAGCCAGCCTACACCTCTCTATTGGCTTGTCATCCCCACATGTCTTATACCCATGGTAATGATACCAAAAATCACCATCATCATCCGGATTAAGAGCCTTATCGACCATAACATATCGCTGGGGATTATATCCATCGGTCCAGTATATCACCTTCCCGCATTTCTCGTCCTTGATCTCTATGTCGAATATCGGGTGATGGATGGAGAAGTTAAGACAAGGATCATCAACCCCGTCCTCTATCAGGACCTCCATCAAATCACATATCTCATCAAAACGACCATCCGACTCCTCAAGCCTCTCGCCAAGGATACGATGGATGTCCTTTCCCGATCCAGCCAATTGATCCTCCACGGTCTTGATATAATCCAATGACCGCATGAACGTAATCTTAGACGTATTATCATCCGGATTAGATAGAAAGAAATAAGTGTTATCACCAGCTATATCATTCTTATACCCAATAACCTTATAGCCATCAAATCGCTTACATAAAAGGGTACTAGGCTCGTTCTGGATCTTAAGCTGGCTTCCATCGTCACCCTCTATGGTAGCGTTCAAGGCGAAACTATATTCAGACGGGGATAGATCCTGTGGATGCTTATCCCTGTTCATCCCGGAGTCGGGAACCGCTATGTTAGAGTTATTTTGCACGACATTATCTTTTTCGCAAATATAATAAATCCACCAGATAATCACTTATGTGGCGGATTCTAATAAACAGTACGTATTATGCAAAACATTCAAATCGTACAAAAATAAAAAATCCTCCAGACTTTCACAAGTCAGGAGGAGAACTAAATACTTTTAAACGCTCGTGTAAAGTACAAAAACACAACAATTACAAATTTTTACCCATGTAGTTCGATTGCTTATCGGCATCCTCTACAGATATGTAAAAGAAACCGTTAGTCACGTATCTCTCATTGACATCCACAAAATCAGTAGATCCTTTATCCACTCCTTTCTTCGATCCTTCATCACACACAGCTACCAGACTATTAAAGTCATTGGAATAACCTACGACTACACCGTGTATATCCCGATTTCGAGGATCGAATACGTACCTCATCTTACACCTATCGTAAGCTAACTCTAAAGAGCTTTTGCTTAACCTCTCATCTAATCCAGCACCCGCTACCAAGGCCAAAACGCTCTTTGATATGTCACTCATGGTGGTATCCTTGGTCGGAGCCTTAGGCATAGAAACGCCTTCCATGACAAAATCCAACGCCTTATCTACAAGGCCATCGAAATCATCATCTCTTATATAATCCTTAAGCACCTCCAGTATATATAACCGGACATGGAGTTCGTTATTTACATCATTTAAAGTTATCATGATCCTAGTTTTCGGCAAAGCTAGATTATTCCCACGCAATAAAAGATCAAATATGTCATAAGTAAAGGACTAAAAAACAAAAAAAAACTCCCCCATCCTCACGGACGAGAGAGCTGATAGATATTTGTATTATGAAAAAGAATAATTACTCACCTATTCTTACAATACAGTCACGAGACTCCTTGTTGTAGATCATCGTGCCTACCTTAGAATACAAGGTCTTTATATTTTGCCAATTATCCTCACCATGGGCGGATACGTTGGTAGGGGCATCACCGGTATAAACCTCCTCGCCTCCGATATTGACAAAATCATATCCACGTTTCTCCATAGAACCGCCCTTATATGCCGTGAACCTGATAGTGACATTACCTTTCTCACGACCACCATACCAGTTACCGTATATACTACACCTGATCTCAAGAGGTAATTTATCATAATTATCGCCATCCAACAACGGCCCCATCTGGATCAAGGCGGCCTCATTACCTGATTCCATGTTATCACCACCGTGGATAAGATAATCACCTACCCGCTCCTGCGTGGTCTGGTACTGTTTACTCCAACCAACCAGCTTGCCGTCCACGTCCGGGAGGCCGGTGTTATCGAAACCGGTAGCCGTGTCAAAGTCAATGCCGTCCTCGTCAGCCCAGATATACCTAAGCACTAGGTAGTCGAACTCCGGGATAATAACCACCGGGACCGACTCCTGCCTGCACACGAACGTCTTCTCCTCCTTGGTGCCTTCTTTTATAACTTTGTACGTAGCCTGACGTATCTCTCCAGTCTCATTGATATCAGCGGTAACCCTAACCTCAGCAGGACCAGTACCACTTGTCTTATCTAAATGTATCCAATCAGCCATATCATCGTATTTTGTTAAATAAGTTTAATATACTTATCAAAAGCGTTGGGCCACATACGCTCATGAGACAGCATCCTCCTCCTATTATCCTCAGCCAGCTCCCGATAATCATTCAAGGTAATCATCGACATCTTAAGCTCTTTCATAGCCCTAGCGAACTTACCCGGCTCCTGCTGAGCATATAATTTATAAGCATCACCAGCGCCTTGTATCAAGCCATTCACAGCGGCATTCTCGAAGATCTTCATCTTGATATACGTCTCGACATAATCCTCAAGGTATCCTAACGCCGTTTCAGGTATATATGGGAGACCGTCATCATCCTTGGGTGTAGCACGATATATGATGTAAATAAATCCATCAAACCCGATATACATAGTATTGCCAGATATAGTTATATCATAATTATCCCAATCGTACTTATCCCGATACTTGTCGGCGGCGCAATCACGCCTCAACCCACGACCTATGGATAACCTTACGGGATGATGGTAATGAAATCGAACCTCGTGAGACCCGATATATATCTTCTCCGTGATCGTCTTCTCAAACTCCTCCTTACAGCACTCCGTGCAGGAGTTCCAACGGAAACCGCGCTCGGTGCGCTCGACCCAGCCGATCTCGTGTTGGAGGTCAGCCTTAGCCTTGTCGCCGCCAGGAATCTCACAGATAAGAGGCTCACACCTATAGGCGTCAAGCATGTCGAAAAAATCGGAAGGCAATACCGCCTGTTTATTACTGGTCTTGACAACCGCCTCTGACATGACCGCTATAACACCCCCGAACCTTTTCAAGGCGATCTCAGCCCACCTATAAACAGACGAGGTATCTATAGCCCCGCTATCATCGTATTTATGTAAATCGGCCTTGATCTCGGCCAATAGCCCTTTTATAGTCATATTTAAGTCTTTTGCACAAAGATATGTATTTGAATCCGTGATACAAAAAAAATCCAGTCTACCCTCACGGGCTAACTGGATCACAAAAACTTCTACAGCTTATAAACCCATTTAACTCCAAATACCTTACTCTCCGACTCAACCTCCCGATACAAGAACTTATATCTCCTACCTGATTCCATAGCCAACCTACATTCCTTATTCAAGGCCGGAGAGATATATAGATGAAAATACTTATTCCTAGGCATAAAATCCATACACGTATGGACGTAAGAATATCCACCCGTCCCACGCCTATTAATAGTACCGGTAAGTTTATTCAGATATATCTTACGGTTGGGATTAATCTTATGACATAGATAACCGATGTTATTTATATAAACGCCGCCCTCATTATCGAGGTACTTATCACGTATGACCTTCCATATCAAGGACTGACATTCGAGAATATCATTCTTGTCCACGATCGTATGCTTCCGTCTCTTCCCGTTTTTAGACATTATCGATCTATAGAACCTAAGAAAGTACTGATCTAATATTTTAAAAGACTTCATGCCACAAATATAATAATTTTATCCTAATTCAAGAATATTTTGATGTCTTGGTGTGAGTGTGATGGAGACAAGGCCGCACTTACCGCCGCGGCACAGGCTTCAGCTAACGCACTAGCGCAAGAGAAAGCCAATGCGAAGGAATGTGATTGCCCGGAGGTGAAGACATGGTCATGGTCAGTATATATGAATAATGATTGTATGAGCCATGAACAACTTGTCACGTCAAGAGGATTTACGATTACGTATAATAATCAATGTGGTAGATCTATATCTGGTTCTGTAAGTGGTGTAGGATATACACAAAACGGAGAAGAGCAGATCAACAGCGCTAGCTTTACAATTCCCACGGGGTCTGGAACCAAGAGTGGAAGTGTATATTTTAGCCGAGAAGTGGTATGTGGAAATGTAACAATCTCTGGTCATGATTCAGGTAATTGTTGACAATCACTGCTGTTATGGTTTTTAATAAAAAGGAGAGACTTATTAGCCTCTCCTTTTTATCTTATATAAATCTAAGATCCTTTTTCTTTGTATGATTCAATATCCTACTGATATGTCTGGTACTTAATCCCGGCCTATCTTTTATCTTATCATAGATATAGCCCTTGGACACGTAAGCTGACATGTCTCCTAGATCCTTTATAATTTTATCATACATATCATGTACCTCATTATATCTTATGATTGAGCTATCCCTCATCCCTCTTTCGCCTATACCATCAACTATGGCATCATTGAAACCGAAGAAATTAATTATTGATCTTATTATATCCATCATCACTGAATCTTTTGAGTTTTCTTGTTAATATCCATATCCGGATTCTCGTCTGTAGGGATCTGTAATTTGGTTATCGTTTCCCTTAACGTCTCGGAAACAACGTATTCAAGAAGCTTATCTGGACATATAAAATCATAATCCCATTGGGATATACATGAATCATCTTTTTCCGTACCACATCCCCCTAGTTCTAACGCCGCTTTCCTGTCAAGGGTAATAAGTTCTACGTTTACAGCCTCTATGTTTATATCAGGGATATAAATATATCCGTCATTGACATAATAATAGTATTGCTCTATATTACCATATTTACGCTCTTTATTATTAGCGTATTTCCTTAACGATATAGGAGTGAATATGATATCATCCATGATGTTCGATACCTTTATGATAGCCGGACCTATACGGGTATATATCATATCTGGTAATCTTCTTTTGGATCTCATAAGTACCCTACATAGCTTAAACTCATCAAAGCAACAATCAACCTTCCTAACCCTTTCCATTTCCATGCAGTTGATGTGCGTATATAACGATTCCTCCCCAAATAACGTCCCATCGGCGTACTTCTGGGCTATATAAGATCTAGCTTTCTGCCTCCCTATAGACAATATCCATCTCCTGCTGACATGGGCGTCCTTGCTTATGGAGTTCATGTCATTTATGATCCTAGATACAAATTCTGAATTTTTCATGAGCCTATGTTAAGGAGGGGACGCCCCCTCCAATTATTATTTTTTCTTCTTGACCTTACCCCCGCATTTCATTTGAGGTTTCTTTTTCTCGGAGGTCTTACCTCCTTTATCCATTTTCTTTTTCTTAGTACATGCCATAGCGTTATGTTTTAATATTAATGTTACAATATTAATGATTTTAGTCGATAAACAAATAAAGCGTATCAAGGAAGATATAGATCCGACTTACCGCCGCGGCACAGGCTTCAGCTAACGCACTAGCGCAAGAGAAAGCCAATGCGAAGGAATGTGATTGCCCGCCAGTAGAATGCAATATGAGCGTATGGGTATCCATAGATGAAACATACACCTCTCCTCCAGGGGCTAAGTTTACCCTTCATTGGAGCGGTGGTGACGCTTGCTCCAGTTTTAGTCAAGGAGGAACCGTTAGGCTATATTGTTCTAATGTGTCTGATAACTATTCTGCGCATACTACCATATCGGGTAAGTCGGGAAGTTGGTCTAGTACCGGTTTCTTTAGCTCAGGATGTGATCCTAGTAATATATCAGGATCTTGGGATCCAGATTAATAAACAAAAAAAGGAGAGGCTTATTTTAGCCCCTCCTTTTTATCATATATCAAGATCTTAACAATTACCAGATCCTCCTCCAGAAACACTTATGGATCCACATTGTACTCCTGAATCAAAACCTATAGTACCTGATTTTGTTCCAGATCCAGTAGGTATACTTACAGTAGTACTTCCAGCCGTAACGGTTTGTCCCTTATCATTACGACCAGTAACGGTTACAGTTATTGACTTAGATGATCCACATTGGTTGTTATAAGTCACTTCATAAGAACATCTTAAAGCAGATGTGGAGCTGGGTAGGCCGTTGCAAGGATCACCGCTCAGCATAGCTCTGGCGCTCCACGTCTTCACCTCCGGGCAATCACATTCCTT